ATCCGTTATCAGGGAATGATTTTCGCTATTGGCGATTTTATGCGGGTGTCAGATGATAGTTATGAAGCCAAGCATGGGTGGCATGGTGCATATGGTATGAATGCCTTTTGTGGCATTCTGATAAGGCTAGATAAGGATATGGAATGGGCGATTATGGGGAAAGTGCTATGCTAAAACATTCCCAGTCAAAAGCCGACAAGCAACAATCGGAATTGTTCTGGCGTGACATTCAAGCCATGCCAGCCATACAAACCAAAGCTAGCCGGAATAATCCGGCATACAAGCGTAAAGCGAGGAGGGATAGCGCATAGCCCCTACAAGCCCCATTTAAGGGGCTTTTTCATGCCTGCAAATTACATTGTACAATGGCACATTTTTAATGCCATTCAATTCTCTAGCAACTATCGTGCCAACTGCCTTCCTGCCACGATCTCCCCCCTAGCCTATACCCTAGCCTGCCCTGAGCCATGCGTGCCTAGAATCGACTTCTACGCGGTTCTAGCCCTATGTCCGTTTTTCCCCTTCCCTCTGTTTTCTGGCTTTTATGTGTTTTTCGGTCAATCAAATTGGCATGAAAATTGATTTTAATAATTTGTTACACTTATCGCATATAAGCAAATAACGTGCCAAAAACACTAGGCTAACTCAGGCAATAAGTATGCCAACAATATGTCATTTTTGATTGTGCCATTGTCTAATGTCATTCTTTTCTGTTATGACTTGCGTCCGATCACTCAATTTAGAAATGTGGTCAAAAAAACATCAATGGTAGGAATAGCCTAGAAAAGTATTGTAAAATCAAGAAGTGTGCCAATTGTTCAAGTATTCTATATTTATTTGTGGAATGATAATGCTATGGGGTATTTATTTGCTGAATGTCTGTTGTGTGGCATGTATAACATTGGGAAACGTGATTGTGCGGAATGTAATTATTCTAGGCGGTATAATTGTGTGTGGTGAGAGAGAACTACCTTATTTGTTAAACTTGAAAACCAATATAGGGGCTTTTTCCGATTATTTGTAATCGAACTATCCACGAACGGACTATCCCTGCAATCCTCCCGCATTATCCTGTTATGAGCCATACGCCAGTACCCTCTCCCCCGCCTTGTCAGGGATGAGCGAGGGTCAATCTTTAACATAATGACTATTATCGGCTATAAACGTATATCACAGGGCTATCATTGCATTCCTTTAAAATCAATCACTTACGATATTTTAGGATTACTAGAAATCTATCGACCGGACGGCATATGTCTGCTTAACACCTAAAGAGCCAGTACCGTTTTTGATAATGTACCTAAAGAGCCAGTACCGTTTTTGATATTACAGATAAAGAGCCAATAACCCTTTTCAACTCTCAAAGATAGGGAATTGGAGAACGTATAGGAAGAGGAGGAAATGGGAACAGTATAACAAGGAGTGGGATGATATTTTGACAGGAAATGGTTGAAAACAGGTGTAGCGGGCATCCTTGTCCCGCAAAAAAAATCCCCACCATTTCTGGCAGGGAATATATTTAATAAAATAATTATTGTTGCTTTACAACCAACCGTCTCAACTTCTCAATCATTCCATCAACAAACAGGTTGTACACAGGGAGATTGTGTTCTCTAGCCAACATGATTGCTGTCCTTGTCCCTCCTTGTGGATCACCATACTTGTATTCTTTAGCATAACACACTACCATGTCCACTGGACTATTCAAACCCACCCCAAGAATCTGAAAACAATTCCTGCTGTGCAGTTTCCTTACATATTCATTACACCTGTCCCAAGCTGGATGTATTTGTGAGGCTATGTATTCAGCTTCTTTCCATGCTTCTTTAGTCGGCTTTATCCTATTCTGCCATTCCTTGGCATAGAAGATTTCCTTCTTGCCATTAGCCCTGTCACACCCTGCTTCAAAAGCACTATCTGCCCCTATAGCCCCACCTGATCGTAAGACGGCATCATATCTCTGAGCCAGACAGAAAGCGATCTTCTCCATCTTGATCAACACCTCTTCTGGTGTCTCTCTACTGCCAATTCCAGCATAAATCATAGTACACAATCTCCAATAAACAAAAAAAAGCCAGCACAACATATTCAAATGCTGGCTGGCTATATATCTCCACATAGTTCTATATTTTCACAGTTCCAATCTTACTGAACACTTCCTTGAACTTTTCAATATCCTTACCAAGATATGTCACCACACTTCCCTTTGTCACCCCTTTCTTCAATGTCCCGTCTTTCAAGTAGTAGTTAGTTCTTCCATGAATGAAGCACATTGGATAAGACAACAACAGTCTGAACCAACCCTCACTTGTAGCAGCAAATGTGATACAGCAGGCTTGTGTGACGTTTCCGTTCTCATATTCACTAACCAGTTTCTGAATGGCTTTCTTATTCATCTCCCTACCAAACGGATGATTCATCCACACATTCCCTTGCCATTGCTGTTTTAAGCCATCATCCTGTTCGGTGAATATCCTGTCAGCATTCACACGTTGATTGGCTTCTAAGCTGCTGAAAGGGTCAAGGTTGATTCCTGTCATCACCTCTCTAGCCAGTTCAATAATATGACTAGGTGTATAGTATTCACAGTTCCCGCTGTCTTGATTAATCAGTGTAGCGTTGTTCATGCTGTAATTCCAATCAGTTGTTCCAGTTTAGACATTAAGGCTTCGGTTGCTTTCAAGTTGGCCTCTTTTCGTAAGACATCACGCGGATGTAAGTAGTCTTTGTTCCGATTTAGATAGCTGTAGCTTTCCCTTATTTCCCTGTCTACGAGAGACAGCAGAAGATTAATCTCATATTCAGTCAAAGTCAGTTGTTTCTCATCTGTGCTACCCATATGTGGTTTCCTATTCAAAAATCAATAACAAAAAACACATACCATCCCTAAGCAGTACCTAAGTACCCCCTAAATACGATATGTGTTCTTGATATAGTAAAATCACTATCTATTTTTACAGTAGAACGTATTCCTGTGCGCTATTGTCAGCCATATAGTCAATGTATTCATCTATCCCTGTCAATACAGCCTGATATGGCGTTGCTTCAGGACTAAACTCTCCTAACTGTTCTCCGTCAAGTGCTTCAACTTGCAGGCCGAATGAAGTGATGTAATGATCTGTTCCATCTTCAAGTTCAACATGCTGAACAACACTAGCCTTATTAGAGCACAGCAACACTATGGCTGTATTCAATTGTTCACGTAACTTAATATTGCTACGTTCCAAACTTTCCATCTGTTCGTAAAGCAATTCAATTTGCTTGATGGCTTCTTTAATGTGTCTGTTGTACATGGCTATATGTCACGCCTCTCTCATAACATTGAGACAATAATTATAGAAAATCTGATATGCTTCACTCTCTGTCTTTCCCGACTCATACAGCTTATATCCAGCAATGATTTCACTGGCATGTTCTGGTGCTGATTTAAGAATGGATGCCATACTCTCTTGATTCTTTGCCTTGTCATAAGCAATCAGGACATTGACAGAAGCAAGATTGCAGAACTGTATGATTTGCTGTTCTGGTTGTTCAGCAGCAATTGATTGTGTTGCAATCAGGCTTATTAGTGCAGCAATAATGTGTTGTTTCATTTTGTTGCTCCCTTGATTCCAAATATAATTCTAATTAAAGCAATAACAACAGCAATGGGCCATAAGACACAAGCCACATTGATTGCTGTACGCGACAATACACTTGCTTCTGCATCATTGCTGAATGCTTGCACGGCATTGATATAGCCAATAAGCCAGAGAAGGAAGAGGGACGAGTATAAGATAAGGGTCATGTTACTATTTCTCCGTACAATATGCTTCTCTTACACTACTGCCTAGAGTTTTAATATATTCTGCATTCTTTTGGCAACTCTTCAAAGAATAAAACTCTTGCATTTCTAGATGATTTGTACCAGCAATCATGTAGACAATCAAAATGTATTTAGCAATCATTTGTTACACTCCAAGCATTTATCAAAATACGTACTAGCATTTTCACCAAAATTCAATACAACGAAGTTTTTGTGATAGAACTCTTTCCCGCTGCTGTCTTGAAGCAATACTAAATCATTCATTACAAGAATGTCAAGCATGTTCAAAGCTGTTTCTTTGTATTCTTCAGACAAACAGTCATATGTCTGTGTGTCATATCCAATCGTAGCGTAATGGCGACAATGTTGCTTCACCCAGTGCCATGCTTCTATAACATTTGGTGGATAGAGGGATTCGCGTTCGGTGGGGGTCATACCATAAACTCTGACTGAGAAAAACACTCGTACTTGGCGAGGATTTCTTTTCCATCCACCTCGCCGTGCTCATCAATTACCCACTTTGCTTCTATTTCTTGTGGCTCACTACAGCCGCCTTCAATAAATACCGGGCAATTAACACCGCATCCGCCCCACTGGCCAATGTCAAAGCAGCGACTACGGCCTTTAGGAATATTCGGAGCGATGTCGTTAAGTGTTCTTGCAATTGATTCGTTCATTTATTCCCTCGCGCGGAGTCGATGGCTTCATCACGAAAATCTGAGCGCGAATTATGCATCCGCAGCGTCACATCATTACCAGCTGACCTAAAGAACCGCCAACGATCCGCATCTGTTCTATTCTCTACTGCATCCTTCCGCAGCCGCTCGTTTTCTTCGCGGGCGGATGCCATTGCAGATTCTACCCGTTCCCACTCGCTCGTCACACGCTCGATCTGGTCGCGCAGTCGTGCCGTGGCGGCGGCATGGCGTTCTTTCTGCCGTTGCAGTTCCTTTTCAAGGTCGGCAATATTACGTCGCAAGATTTCTTCTACAATGTATTGTGTAGTCATGTTGAATCCTCTGTTCCTGTTTGGTTGTGTTCGTGACGACTATATTGGCACACACGTTTCTTGTTGTCAACATCTGTGTGTGCTTTTATTTTATTTATGCCAACTAAACACGGCATTACAACAATAACATTCAAACACTTTGAATGTCAATCCCTTAAACGCAGGATTTTCCTTGTATGAGAGTAACACACTACTGTCCGTTACAGGTGTGGTCTGGTCATTCTTGCAATACGGGCATATACTATTCGGATCATTAGCTTTGTCTATACGCAAAACGCCAGTTTCTCCCCATGTTTCCTTGGTGTATTCTTTCCAGTTGAATGCTGTTTGGCATTGTTGTCTTGGTGTCAGCGTAATCATATTGGTTATTCTTTCTCAAATTCACTGAATAAACTTCTCATCTTATAGATGATTCCACCTTCTGTCAAACTTTCATCATTCAGTGTTGTGTGGATTTCATCAATTAGCTTCGTCATCTTCGGCACTGTAGCCAGTAGATAATCATTAATCTGCATCATACCAATAATTTCATTGGTGATGTCCACTCTCTTTCCGTTCAACTTGTGCTTACGGATGTATGCGTATTTAGACATGCTTCGGTTTACTCCAGTAACAATCTTTGATTTGCCAACAGTAATGTGCTGGATTTTTTATGTTCACTCTAATAAAGACATGAGATTCTCGTCCTTGTGTAAGCATATCTTCCCACACTTCCCTAGAGCATTTCAAGCGAATGCTTTTGTTCTTGACACGTTGTTTTATTTTCATTTGTACAATAATCCAAAATTCTCGTTACGATATTTAGCCTGACTCTTCCGAGTTTCTGTAGCAAGACGGTGTTGCATCTGGTGAAGCAACATGTCTTGCGAATACGTGCGAATGCGATATTTCCCCTTGCCATACTCTTCATCAATGAAAGATTGTGCCTCTGCCCTGTCCTTGGTTTTGACAAACACATATTGCCCTAGAGCATTTACAACAAAGAACTTCGGTAGCAACCTCTTTTCTTCCTCGGCTGCGTGATACTCGTCAAATGTCAGTGTAACAGTTTCAATTGGTTTGGTCATTATTTCATGTCCTCAAACAATTCAGCATTCAATTCATCAAGTTTGTCAGCAATAGCCCGGAGGAACTCAGATGTGTAATATCCAGTCCAAGCATCTTCAGCAAGACAATACACCCAACCAGCAGAGATATCGAAGATAATATCACCTAAGAATTTCTGCTTACTTGGGTATGTCCAGACAGAATAGCAACTGTCCGAATGCTTTTCAAGGATGAAGTATTTACTCATAGCCATAATTCTCTTTCAAATAATCTTCCACCCACTGCAAAGGAATCTCCACTGTGTATGGAACATATGGATCGTTGTCAGCAAAGCCTCCCGTGTACGTTACGTCACAAGACAACCAGCACGGAATAATAAATGAATCAAACTCTACGTTGAAATGAATGTTGTGGAATAATGGGTCACACATTTTATCGTGTGGTTCGTCACGGTTGTTCCACTTATCTGCTTCATATTCATAAAGCATTTCCAAAGCTGATTGGATGGCTTGGTTGTATTCAAGCATGTCTTGAATGGAGTTGAATGTTGTGTGTATCATGTTGCTTGTCTCCAGAAATCAAATCCACAGATAGCTTTGACACTATCTGTGGCTATATTTCAGTTATTCACACAAACAGTCTGAACAATTCCCGTTACAACCGACAGTTTGTCCAGTTTCTTCCTTGTGCTTGTCAATTGCTTCTTTCATTTCAGCTTCCATGATTTCGTTTCTGGCGGCATAGCGATTGTGAAACTCCTCTGCTGTCAGCCACATATCCTTCCCTTCAAGAATATCATCCAATTCCTTCTCGCTCAGAAACCCATCATACACTTCTCGGAAGCGTGTTTCCATATATTTCAAGAAGAATTGACTGGAAGCCTTAAATTGATTGTAACTACCCCCATCCCCCAAACTACCATTGTGGAACAGGAAATGTGTACCTGCTGCACATTCATAACTGGAACAAGCCAAGATGATGAATGTGTGTGCGCTTGCAACAAGGCCACTAGCTACACAATGTACCCGTACACCCCGCTCTTGCGCCATGTGAATTGCATGAAGAAAGGCATCTGTTGAGGATACACACCCGCCGCCACCAGATAAATAGATTGTGATGGTGTCATGTTCATCAGCATTCTCAATGGCGTTGATTGCTTCAGCAAAATCGAATGCAGAAGATGTAGTTCCATAGAGAAAGATGCTGTAATTCACAATCTGCTTTACATTGGCTACAACAGGGAATGGCACCTCTCCGTGTTCCAAGTCTACACCTGCTTTAGCAACACCAGCTTTGATAATTTTGTTAATTTGTTTTTGCATATTCACTCCTTAGTGAATCCGTAGCATTTAAGTTCTGCTTCTTCACGTGCAGCACAGGCTTCTTCAAAAGTTTCATAAGTACCAAGATGCATAGGCTTACCCTCTACATGTATCCGGGCCTCCCACTTCCCTTGCTTGTTACGGCAAACACAAATCCAGTGAAGTCTTCGATCCTTTTTGAGCGGATTTACGCCGATGCACCCCAAAACATTTACCCTTCCGAATGTTTTCCCTGTTATATCAACTATCGTTGCACTCACACTACCCTCCTACTCTGGTGTTTCGTGTAGCTTCTCGGTTCATAGCAATAATCAGTCGCTTCACTGTCTCTGAACGGACAATATCATTCACATGATTGAAATCGATGTGACCAACGATGTCTTCCAGCTTCTGCCGCTGAATAAGCTCAATCAACCACTTCAATCCATTCTGTTGACCAAGTTCACTTTGCATCAAGTCGCCAGCCAGAACAAATGTACTACCCTCACCAATGCGGGTAATGATTGTCTGTGCTTCTTTTACAGTCAAATCTTCAGCTTCATCACAAATGAACCAACAGTTCTTGGCCGACATTCCTTTCACTGTCTCAAGTGGCTGGAAGATAATGTCCCCACGCTTGATCGCCACCTCCAATCCACCAACTCCCATGCGTTCCTTGGCAACAGAGAGCATAGGCCCAATCCACTGAGTAAGTTTCTCCTCAGCCGTTCCAGAAAACATGCCTAGTGAAGCACTATTTGAGATGTTTGGGCGGCAGAAAACAATCTGAGCAATCTTCCCTGCACGAAGTAAATCACATGCAATTGCTGTGGCCAGATATGTTTTGGATGTGCCGGGATACCCTGTAGCGACAATGATTGTCTTCTCAGTCAGTAGTTCAATATAGGTTCGTTGTTTCTGGTTCATCGGTTTGATTGGATGAACAGACGCAAACTCCTCCCGCTGCTGTACAAACTTCGGATGCACAGTCTTCGCAGATGCGGAGGAATACTGTTGGTTACGTTGGCTACGCTTCATAATTTGATTCCTTTATCACTTGTTGATAATGTCTAATACTTCCTTCGGATATTCGTCCTTCCTCAACCAAAACAAACTAGCCCCGGTGAACTCTTCCCGATGAATAATTGGAAAATCTTCTTTCAACAGTTCTGAGCGATTAGCGAAGAACTGCCTACTCCAATAGTCCCATTCACTGTCAGACACATCAGCATCATCTAGGAAATAGTATTTGTAGGCTTGTGTCAACCAGTTAATGTACAGTGTGTATGTTAGCATAGAACGTCAGTTCTCCTCATCAAGCCAATCAGGATCGGCAATCTTCTTCAAAGCAATTGCTTCAGCAAACATCGCCTCAGCCTTAGTATTCAACAACAGCTTGATTATATTCTCGTCCAGAAGGAATGCAAGAGAGTCTTTCAAGAGTGTGACGAATTCACCAGTTGACGATGTCGGAATACTTGTGTCGCCTGCCTCAATGCACCATCCATGAAAATTACGCAACTCCTCTCCAACAGCTACCAACGCTTGTGTAATTTCTTCATCAAGAATCATTTTCATGCTTGCATTCCTGCCATTTAATCCACTTCATCATTTTATGTTCTGTGCCGTTCTTATCCGCAAACAGAACATAAGACGCTAATCCAATATGACCAACACCATCGTCCAATATTTCGTCCCACTCTTTAATAACTTTATTTCCATTACGTTTATAAATCGGGAGGTATGGTTCAGCCATATTGGTATCCTGTGTTGTGTTAGAAAGTAGTTGGTTGTGCAACGGCGCGAACCGCAGCCATAAATCCTTTCTGCAAATCAGTCTTTGCAATGGCTACCCATCTTTGATCAAGTGATGAGTTATCTTCCAACTCCTCCACAAGAATCCCGACTGCACTTGCCAATTCTTTAATACTATTCATTGCATCGATTTCTTGCTGGCTCAGTTCACGATAGCCAGAAATCTTTCGGTGTTGGTTTTCCATTATGTTCTCCTATATTATTGCCAGTCTTCAGGCGTATTAATAATCTTTCCTTTTGCCATAAACAACCCATCTGTGGCGGCTGCCATTTGACTAGCAATTGCATTTGCGCCTTCCTTCATACCTTCTGCTAATGCAGCAAGAACCTCCTTGGTTTGGTGTTCTTCATACAAAGTGGTAATAGTAATTTCAAAGGGGAATGTTACGCTTTTAGGAGTCATTACTTACGTCCTCGCGGCTGTCGTGTTTGCTTTTGTTCTACTGAAATACTTTCTTTTACAACCTCCACTGTCTTATCTTGCTGTTCAGGCGTCATAGCGTATTGGCCAGCTTCCTGTGCAATCTTAGTGATTTCTGCAAGAGCCTGCTCTGTGTCAACAGAAATTGCAAGGGACAATTCACCAACTGGCATCGGGTTATACTCTGCTTTCTCCATTGTCGTAACATAGACAAAGCCAATACATTGCGGTGCCATGTCGCCTTGGTCTGACAATCGGTAGCCATCAAGAATAGCCTGTTGAATCTTGAATGTGAAGTCAACAATGTCGCCAGCTTCGATTGTAATTGTGTTGTTAGTCATTTTGTTTCTCCTTATTCAATAGTGAAATTAGCAATACGTTCGCCAAGAACTGCGCTGTATGTAGTCATCAAATGTGCTTGAGTATTCATACGTTCTTGTTCCTGCCAAGGAAGCATAGTGAATTGCTTGGTGTTCTTAAATTCTCCGAGTTTTTCTCGACGAGCATCAATTTCAATCTTCTCATCAATCACTCGTTGTTGCCAGTCTTGCATTTTGTTTCCTCGTGTTGTTTCACTAACATTGGCAATGTTATGATGACAAATTCATGTTAGTGTGTTGTTAATTAATTGTGTAAAATAATTAAAGGGAAAGAATACACTGTTCCAGTCTTTCCCCTACACCCATCGCCAGTTTCCTTGGTTCGTGGTGCTACTCCATGTCTCAATTCTATCATGTTAGTTGGTAGTGTCAATAGCCATCAAACCGACTATTCCACTTTCTTTCAGCCCTGTCTTCCAAGTGTTGATCATACTGATTCTTTCGGTATTCATAAACAGCCTCATAGTACCAATCCTCCAAATCTCCGCCAGTCACCCATTCCGTCACATCTACATCGCCAACTATCACTTGTGTGATTTCAATCTCCTCCTCACACCCCGGATACATTGCCTCTGGCCCTGTGTCAGCAGGTTCATACGGTTGATAATCATATTTGATTGTACAAGGAACACCAAGGACAATCGTATCAATTTCACGGCTACTCATTTACTTTGTTCTCCTCGTTCTTCGTGCTTATAGACTTTGGCATCCCATACGGCCAGTGCTTCCTTGGTAGCATCGTAGATTGCCTGTAGTTTGTCATAATCAACAAGAAAGTGAACCTTTGCGTGATTAGAGATAAATGAGTAGGCATCCCGTTCACTAATTTTATAGAATGTAACCTCTCCCCACTTCCATTTCTTTCCTTTGCTTGTCTGGCTATATCGCTTCCCTTTAGGAAGGATTTCTTCACACGCAGTAATGAAATGAGATACAAAAGCCATGTGTATATTTTCAAAATGACCAGTACGGAAATCACTTCCACACCAAGCACAACTCCACCGCCCGGCTCCTACAGCAGCAACTGCATTCACCTTAATGCGCTCTACATCATTCATTTACTACCTTCTCCTAATCAGTTTCTAATTCAACTTTAGACGCAAACATTGGGACAGTTTCTGGTTGACGTTCAGTGTATATAAACAAACCTTTATTACACCACCTACATACTGTACATGCTCCGTTTAAATCTTTGGCAATTTCTGGCGGAACATGTCGGTGATGGTAAGTATCCAAACCACAGTCACCTGCCTTAGATTGGAACTCTACATATTTGTCACAATGGGGACACCGCACATTTACACTGTCATATCAACCCATTTACTTACTCCTCTCTAAAAGTAACTAAGCTCGTGTTTATTACTAACATCGTATTTAAGTTCAATATCAGCAGACCCATCTTTGTCCCCCTCATTATACGCTTCTTCAATCACCTGCTCCAGTACCTCTCACAACTTCTTCTCCTGAACATACCAAGAGCCATTATACGGGCGAATATTGTACTTTGCAATGATGCTGTCAACTGTTGGTTTCATTTGTCAATGTCCTCTTTGAGTTTCATTCTTGATTTCCTGAAGTAGTTCCCACATCAGCACTTCCTTGCGGGTAAGGTCACGCTTCTTTTCCCATTTTGCGTAGTTATCGAGCCTATCAGATACATCTGTATACAGCACCTCTCCTTCAATTTTCCATCCGTTGTAAAACTCAAACGGCATGTAATGAGACAGGATGTCTTTCAGAATCTCTTCTGGATTAGTTACTTCTTGTGTTGATCGTGTGTTAATGTGTAGTTTCATTCTGGCACTCCAAGAATCTGTTGACAGCAAAGCGCAAGATTCCATCAACATTTTGCGACAATGGGTGTCATTGTGTTCAACAGCAGATTGCACAGGGCATTCATTGGTGACGAAGATGTTCATGTTTGTGTTCCAAAGCTATTTAAGTTTCATGCACTATATCAAACAACAGAGGGTGTGTCAACACGGCGTCATAAGAATTTCGACAGTTGGTTGCTGCACACCATCCTTATCACGAATGTCTTTCTTGCTTTCGTATTCCCACACAACTTTCCACCCCTCAGGAACATTGTGCTTGTATTCACTAACTAGCACTGTATGTCCTTTCCACTTCTGCTTCTTGGCCCAAGTATAGAATGCTTCGTGGTTGAAAGCCCCAACACTATATCCAACAGAATCCTTGTAAGGGATGTCACAATAAATCATTGCATTCTTATGTGCAATGTTCATTTGCTGGTAGTCACACGTTACAAACAACACATCCTGCATTGTGTACATCTTCTTCAGCGTACTGTTCTTGGCATTTCTGCAATACTTCCTTGTTCCTCCTCTGTTGTCACGAGCATATCCGCCCCAATACTTGCCAGCAAAACTGCAACCAAAGCCAACAAATGCCTTTAACCAGTCCGGGGCATTGTTCTTTATATCTCTGTACTCTTCTTCACTGATTTCATCTGGCAACTCCCCGCCCTGCTGAACATATCGCCACATTGCAATCAATTCTTTGTGCAAGTCATTAGCAATCCTGTCCCGGTGAGGGTCAATCTTGCTGATAACATTGCAGCTTCCACAGAATATATCATAGAAAGCCTGTCCGGGCTTCAGTTGACTGTTCAGGAATGTTGCCAACGGTTTACTGATTCGTTGCTTTCCACCAAAATAACGCATTACTGTTTTCCTCTAATCCAGTTCATTTCTTCTTCATCTGTCATTGCCACACAACCCGCTTCAACAGCCTGCATGTAGCAACCGTTGCAATACGTCACATAATGAATGACATTCTTCCAACCATTGTGGTAGGCAATTTGTCGCTTCAGGGCTACATAATTCCCATCTTCATCATCTTCTGTAGCCCTACAGCCACAATCAAACTTATCGATGATAGTCATTTGTTCTCATCCCCAATATACCCACAATCAACAAGATCATCGTGTGTCACTTTATCACTGATTGTATAGTTTGTCCATTCTTTCTTACGTCTCACTTCTTCGTCAACGTAAGAACAAGAAGCTGTGTATACACCACCTATGGCGCTTATGATGAAAAGCCATAAGATAGGAATTAGAAGGAAGTGCATTTTATTGTTCCTCTATCATCCAACAAAGAATACGGTCATATTCTTCAGCAGTAAGTTCTGGTGCGAGAAGCTCAAGCACCGCTATTTTACCAATCCCGAGAACACTGTCAATCATTTCAATGCCTCGGTCTATGCGATCTACTTCATTGTTCTTCATTACCACTCCCACCCAAACGTATCATGCCAGTCATTCGTATAACCAACAAACGTGATGAAGTCAACACAACTACGCCCATCCACATAGAATTGTCTCAATCCCCACATTCTCATGCGTTTTGCCTTAGTGCGCTGTCTGATACTACTCATCTCTGTCCACCCATTTTGGATTATACCAATCGCCAGTTATTCCAACTTCCTCATATCTTGGTTCTGGTGCTTCAAAATATGCAAACCTGACATCTCGCCAACCGAAGATTTTCATTCGCTTCTTCTTGAGTCTTTGCTCTATTGACGACATACAACCTCCGCCCACTTAATCAGGTGTTCATACCCTACAAAAATCCAAGTAATGCCAATAAATGCTAAAGGAACACACTCCAAGTATTTCTTAGAATATGCAACAAACCCAAACATTGTCAATGCAAGTCCTGTGCCAGCAAAGCAGAGGATGGCTGCAAACAAGTCACCTGTAATCATTGTATCCCCTCGTCGCAATAAGCCTTAACAACCTTGTGTGGAGCTAAGCCTGCTCAAACCTCATCAATTTGTCTAAGTCTCTGGTCAATGTCAATCTCTTGCTTCTTGTCTACATAAAACTCTCTATCAAACATCATACTTCTCCTTCAAATTCATCATTTAACTTGTTTGAGCATCTTACATTAAAATAAACATAAGATGCAACACAAATTAATTAATTTAAGGCTTTCTCAATACGATCTTTAGCAATATCGAAATACTCTTCAACTTTTTCAATACCAATAAATCTACGATTATTTAGAATAGCCATTTTCCCTGTTGTACCACTTCCCATGAATGGGTCGAATACTAAGTTATTTTCATTAGACCATGAAATTATGTGGTCGTTAGCTAGTTGTTCAGGAAATACTGCTGGATGTAATTTATTCAAAACTTTCTCTTCATTGACTTGCCAAACATTATATCTTTGACCGTACTCAGCAACAATCTTACCTTTGGATTTTCCAACAACTTCTTTTGTTGTCCCGTCACCTTTTCTATAAGTACCGTGATGCTTAACACCAAAATGCTTGTTAGGTTTATCCTTGATTGGGTTGAAAGTCTTTAATTTACCCTTAACTAAAATAAACATATATTCAAAAACAGGGGCATATCTTGTTTTTAAAGCCCCCACTGCGCTGAAAGTGGATTTCTCCCAAATCATCGTATCATGCAAATTAAAGCCAATCTCTTTAAAATATAAAGCTTGTCTAAATGACGTGCCTGTTTCACTTCCCTTAATAGTGGCATCACCAACTACCCAAACCACCACACCACCATCTTTTGTGATTCGGTATAACTCATTTGCTACTTTCTGAAATATCTCAAAATTCCATTCAAGCGTACCAGCGTATGTTCTTAGGTTGTCATATGGAGGGCTTGTAACTGTTAAATCCACACTGCCACTAGGAATCTCTTTCATCCGCTCCAAGCAATCCCCTTGCATCAGCCACACACGTTCATTGTTGTCTAACATTTTCATTGTTCCTCACTCAACCAGTTAATAAATAAATCCCTCATTCGTTTGCTAGGCACATACAACGTAATCGGTTTCTCGTCACGAATAGCACTGCGCCAAACAAACTGAACCATTTCAGACAAAGCCCACTTGTCCTGATCAAACATAACACCACGATGTCCAAGCAGCGACACCCGTACTTCCACTTCCGAAAGCGAAGTCTAACACAACTTCGTATTCATTGGTGTAGGTTTTGATTAAATACTCCATCAAAGCTACGGGTTTTTGTGTGGGGTGGATTCTCTTTTACATACTTATACAGTTGCCACTGTAACAGGTTTGGTGTACCCGTCATTTTGTATATGTTACACCAAGCAGCATTAAGAATCAAAGATTTATAATATTCAAAATATTTCGTATCTTTAATCTTAATGTAAAATGTTTTTGCATACTGCCCAACACTACATTCTTTGCCAATAGCAGCACCCCAAGCGCAAATAGCAATATCGTATTGAAAATCACCAAGCTCTTTGTTACGCTTGGGATTTTGGTTTTTTATTACCTCTCTTACCTCTATTACATCTGTTTTGTAATTTGGTTTGCTGTTTAATCCGTTTTCAGGTCTCTTGTATATGTTAAAACAACAATGCACTTTTCTACCACTATAATCTTTAACACCAATATCCTCTGAATGAATTAAATCAAACTCATAGATACTTGTTGTGTTATTGAGTTGATTAACAGGTAATATAAATGCAACATGATCAGCAAATGTAAAACTATGCTTACAAAACTTCTGCATTAGATTTCCTCTGCTACCAAAAGGAGGATTACCTATTACCAAAGTACCTTGTGTATATGGAATATCTAAAGATAAGAAGTCTGCTTGTACAATACCATCAGCTTTAGGTTCTATGTCATAAGCAATACAATTCTTTATCTTGCTACTAAAAACACCTGTACCAGCACTAGGTTCTATAACACAAGAGATGCTATCTTTACCGATAACACCAAACGCTGTATCAATACAGTGTTGTGCTACATCATCTGGTGTGTAGTATTGGTCTAAGTGCAGTTTGTTACTGTTTTGTGTTGTATCACGTTTAAACTGTTTTTTCGTATTCATTCACTTCCTCACTCGTTCATCTAAAAGTTCAGCCATCTTAGCATTTCTCTCACAACGATTCAATACCCCTTCTGTAGATTTGAACGGAATTGCAATCATCGCCAACTCATGTGCCAAGCTCTTACGAATACCAGAATTGTTGTATTCATCTGGAAACACGTCTTCCATATAGTTGTCAACAGCTTCTTCAAAGCGTTGATGTAGTGCATCCGCCAACGAGTTGAGAGAACGAATGCTACCAAAACTGTCATCAGGCCGCATCCACATTGGACGAAACACAACCTCATCCTTGTACTTGTTCTTCAAACTCTCTTTGATTCGTTTGTATGTAGTGTACAATGTATCCTCTCCGTTTTCCTCATGTTCTACAACAGCACACACACCATTGTCAACCAAAACTTCACAACATTCGGTATATGTAACCCCTTCTGGGCGTGCAGCAAGTTTGTAGATTGTTTCCTTAGACCTGCTTTCGGGACTATCTTCCTTTACGTGTTTTAGCATACGCTTACACCAGTCGAGGCTTACCACACCATCCATCAGAGTAGCAATCTCTTTGTATGTCTTACCACACCGACGAAGATGTTCAGCTTTCAGCACATCTTGTTGATCTACATTGCTTTTTCTTGCCATTTCACACTCCTTTTTCTATTCCGCACTTTTTTCGCCTAATATTACAAGGGGTGAAAAGTGTGAATTGATGAATTGCCTCTATAGTTGTATTCTACACCATAACGCACCAAAGTCAATAGATGAGCGATTAAAGTGTACAATTAGTTATGCTTCTAGATAGGGCGTTTTGTTTGGCGTTGCCAACCAAGCCCGCCTTTGCTTTTGCCTCTATTCCTTTGCTTCTAGTTAAGAATAATTTATTTTAATAAATAATTAAACTCTGTGATTCTTTTATTTCTTTCCTTTCTTGTAACAAACCTATTGACAACCAGAACAACCAGTGTTACATTCATCTTATGTAATCAATTTTGCTATCTGGAGCAACAATGAAATCAATTTTCTACATTGTCGGCTACGACAAGATTGTGTTTACAATTGGAGAGAATAATAAAACTAGAACAATAAACATCATTCGTGATGACAGCAATCTACTCAACTTAGAAGATTGTTATCTTGATTGGGATGGAACAGTTGTTGATACTATTCGTTCTCTGTTGTTCAAGTTGCACATTAGACACAACAATTGTATGATTGAAACAATCACTGCTTCTCCTGATTGTGTTTGGGACTGGAAACAGAAGCATCTGGTTCATATGAATTCCAGATATAGTTTTATGTGGACAATGGAGAGTGCCGAAAGCACATATCACGATTGGCAGATGCTGAACAAAGTGATGGAACATCTCGGGTATACAGTTGAAGGGTGGCAATATGAATTGGTTGATGCTTAAACGTATTTTTAATGTCCTTCCTTACATTGTTTTGATTTGTTTGGTGCTGCACTATGCCTATGTACTAAAGCAGAACGATAATTTAAAACAAGATGCAATTCGCCTTACAGAAAACATAAAGCAACAACAATCTGTGTTGGATGGTATTGCTGCAAGGACAGCAGAGCAAGAACGCTCTATAAGCACCCTTAAAGACGAGTTGGAAGCGAAGCAGTACCAAGACACTACCAAGGTGCAGAAGATGCTTTCTAAGCCCCTTCCAAGCGGTTGTAGCGACAGTATGATATATCTGAAGCAAGAGGCTTCTGGTATTGGTTTTGAGTGATAGGTAATGGCATACAGTTTAGTTGTGAGGGATGTTGGAAATATCGTTAAAGATATTAACAGCAGTCTGATGCGGAAAGGTGGGGTTGTGCTTGTGATATGCAGTCAGAATTGCAAAGAGAAGTTGCTAGGTTGCGTGACAGAGGACAGAGGTTCAAGACTTGAAGTGTTGGCAGGTTTAGACACACATCAGGCGGTTATTGAAAGACTTTGTTCCTCTGAAATCTCAACATGCTACATTGAGCGACGATTGGCTACCGCCTTACCCACAATGACACATCTCTATATCCTTTCAAGACTAAGGAATCAAAAGTGGTGTGACAACCGTATTACAATATTTTGGGAAGAGGAGATAAAATGAATGGATTTTCTGTATTCCGTATGGGCTGTGCTATCGGCATTGCCACAATTGTTAGTGCTTGTTCTACATGCAAGCCAGTATATGTTAGTGCAACTATCCCTACACCACCAGCATTGGCTAGACCAATTCTGGAAACATCAAAGCTGGATGTGACAAGCAGTGATGGCGAGGTAGTGAGAGGGTATCGTGTTACGATAGAGCAACTGATTCAGTATTCAACATCGCTTGAAAAGATTGTTGAAACATATAGGAAGTTGTCTGAAAAACAATAATAATTAAATGGAGAAATAAATTATGCGATGTGTTTGTTGTGATCGCATCTTGATGGCTGGAGAGATGGCTAAGAGGCTTCCCGATGGAAGCTGGAATGACATGTGTAACATCTGTGTTGATGCTGCTTTACGTCCTAAAGATTGGCATGAATATCAGTTGCAGCACTTGACTGAAGACCCTTTCTTTGGTAAGTATTACTGGAATTTTACAAAATATGACGAGTAATGGTCTTGACATTGTAGAAATTTATGGTATGTTGATTGTGTAGGCATCCTCTTTTGTTGTAATGTAATATTCATTGATGATGGTTGTAAGAGGGTGCTACAATTCCGGGGCCGTAATTTTCCTTCCTAGTTCTGGATAGGGGCTTCCGTGTTGTATCCCGGTGAGAAGCTGAACTCACTTTAATCAAAAGTTACGGTTCGTGGGAGAACCAGCCTCAAGACCTAGGTGTGCCTTGTAAACCTCCTAGGCCAAGCCATACAAGAACATGAGAAGAATGGCTTGCGTTTAATGTGTGTTGGTTAATGGATTGGATGATTCCGGTCGCAATACACATTCTTATTTGCTGCGTGCACTACATTGAGTGTAGCATCGACATGGAACAGCCGGAAGCAACGGTTGAGCGCAGCACACTTTATTTAAATTCCTATTTGCTCACGTACCGTCCTGAAAGGAATAACCATTGTGTACAAAGATGTTCGGGCAAAGTCCTTCCGCCGGGCTTTCAATAGGCGACCAAGCCTTTGTGGTGTCAGTGATTAGCATTTCGGTTTTGTAGTCCGAAGGGTTGGGTTTGAATCCCGACAAAGGCTCCATCTAATTTATTTATAAAAATAATTATATTCCAAGGAGAGAAGGAGAAAGGTATGTCATTGGCTGAAAATCTCCGCTTGGAACATCAAATGTCGATTATCCGAGATAAGGATGACCAGACAATTCAAATGTCTGTCAATTCAGATGGCAGTATTAACACATCTTCTGTTCAAAAGAATACAGAATTGACAAACATCTCAAGAAACATGATTGTCCCTATTGCCAGCCCATACACTAGCCAAAATACCAGAGCGTACAGACATTTGTCCACGAATCATTTATGCCTCTGCTAACAATCTTGCAGTGAAGGTGAGCTATCGCCTACTGAAAGTGAAAGGGCAGGTGGCGAACATACAATAACATAGGAGAAAGACTATGGAAGCAGTATTAAACGCTTCTGAACAGCCTAAGAAGGGCGGGCGTCCTTCTCACAAGGATAAACCCTTCGGTAAGGCGGATAGTACCCGCATCGTGCGTAAATTGGCTCCAGCAGCCGACGAAGCCATTGACTTGATTATCAAGCTGATGCGTGACGAAGAAGAAAGTATGCGTGAACGTGTCAAAGCTGGTCAATGGATTGTTGCCACACTGACATCTACAATGAAAGAAGTTGATCGTCAGACAATGATGAAATACACGCTTGAGAAACTGAAGCAAGAAACTGGTGGCAAGGATATTCCTGATGATGACGGGGGAGAATCTGGTGGCGCTGTTTTCAGTTTGAAAATTGTCGGGGACGAATAATACAAGTAGTCGTATTAAGGTATTGACAAATAGAGAAGTGGTGTTATTCTGTATTTATGGAAGCATGAATACATGCCACAATCTAAACACAATTAATTAATTGTGTAAATAAATTAGCGGATAGGATGGCCCCCGAAAAGGTGTGATTCTGCACACACTCTTCCGCTTCTTATATTTTAACTTCCTGAATAAAGTACGGAGAAACAAAATGCGAAACATGGGTCATATTGGTTTGAGTTCCTACTGCGTTACAGAGTGTGGTAAGGTTTTCAGTTTGAAAAGTAATAGATTCCTTCGTGGATGGCTATTAGATGGGTATCATTGCATCTGCCCTACAGATGATAGTGGCGTTGTGTGGATGAATACAAGGGTACACCGCCTAATCGCGACGGCATTCATTCCAAACCCTGAAAACAAAGTGCAGGTCAATCATATAGATGGTTGTAAAACTAATAATGCAATTAGTAATTTGGAATGGGCAACCCCACAAGAAAACACAATACATGCGAATGTGAACGGGTTGCGAAAGCCTACTTTTCTGACAGATAAGAATCTTGTACCATTAGCATCAGAAGTGATCCATGACTGGACTAAGAACACAGGTTACCGAGATGTCACGGAAGACGATGTCCACAAAGTTTGTCAAATGATGCAAGACGGATACCGTGTTTGCGATGTGTCCAGAATGACAGGTATAGACCGTAGATTCATTCAACACCTGAAGGACAATCAGAAAGAACAATGGAAGTACATTTCAACAATGTATGATTTTTCTATATTAAAAAAGAAGACAAATACATCTGTGGAAAAGATTATTCAGATTTGCGAAGAACTGCAAAGCGGTAAAGGTATTTTGCAAATAGCCCGTGAACTGAATGTAGATAGGAAGTTGGTAGGGAATATTCGTAATAGGAAGTTCTATAAGGACATCTCTTTTGACTATAACTTCAAGACCTATGACGACATTAAACAAGAGCAATCTGAAGATGACAGCTAAAAAGAAAGAGATAATCGGCCCGAAGAGTTTGAAGCAAGAAATGTTCATCTCTTCGGATGCAGACATAACAATTTTTGGTGGTGAATAAGCGCCTCCGTTTAGTAAAACGAAACCCCTCTAATTCAGGGAAACCCTAACGTAAAGGCGAGGGTAATCCTGAGCGAAGTTTGACTTGAATCCTTAATCAAAAGAGGATTCAATATGAATAAATTATCAGAAACCGATAAGGCTTATCTAGCAGGATTTTATGACGGAGAAGGTTCTTTTGAAGTCAATAAAAGATGGCACACAGTTAATGATTATCGGTATGTTGGTTACTCAATGACAAGTGAGGTAGCCAGTACAAATGAAGAAGTCTTAATTTATATTAAAGATTTGCTTGGAGTTGGAAGCATAAGTAAAAAGACACAAACTGGAAATAGAAAACCAGCGTGGTCTTTTAATCTTGGGGCTAAAGACACTAAGGATTTGATTAATAACATATTCAAATTTTCTAAGATAAAGTTACCAATTATGAAAGTTTGTCTTTCATACCCTATGAAAGAAGATATTCTTAATAAGCATGAAAGGGATTGTATACGTGACAGCTTACATGAACAAGCAAGAGTGCTTAATAAGAGAGGAATAGAGTAGTTTAATTGGGTTCAAGTCAAAAACGTGCAGAGACTATGGCCGATGAGTGTAGGCCAGTAGGTGTCAAGCGACATCGAAATGGGGGGCATACCTGACGGTATGAAGATATAGTCCGACAACACCGGAAACGGTGGAAAGGGTGTAGCGCCCCTAAAACAGATATGGCAATGGGCGCGGGCAAGACATACTTAGGAATTATGAAGTTCCTTCAGTACGTCCATATCCCGACCTTTCGCGGAGTGATTACCCGAAGAACCACCCCACAACTTACAGGTGTTGGCGGTGTACTAGACACAGCAATGGACTTGTTCAAGAAGGTTGATCCGAAAGTAAGGTACAACTCTCAAACCAAGATGTTCAAGTTTTCCAGCGGGGCGCTAATTGCCCTGCAACATTTTGAATACGAAAAAGACAAGGATAACTTCCAGGGTTTGCAAGCTAACTTGATTCTTGTAGACGAAGCACAACAGTACACTGAAACTCAGGTAACATACCTTCGCGGTCGTAACCGTAATCCTAAGTGTCCTCAAGTAAGACCAAGAATGATGCTTACTTGCAACCCTGAAAAGAAATCTTTCCTCAGAAAGTGGATTGATTATTGGCTAGATGATGAAGGATTTCCTCGTAAAGACAGAGACGGTGTAAAAAGATATTATCTGCCACTCGCTGGTAAGATGTATTGGGCGGACACAGCAGAGGAATTGATTGCTGAACACAGTAAGTCGTATTCCAATCCTAGTGAGTGTATTCCCACATCTGTAGTGTTTATTTCTGCCAACGTTTACGACAACCCGTCTTTGATGGAAGCACAACCAGAGTATATTGGTAATTTGCTGGCGATGGGGAAGGTTGAACAAGCCAAATATTTGCATGGATGCTGGGATGCTGAACTTGAATCCACAGGGTATTGGAAAAAAGAGTGGTGTGAAATAGTACCTATACCCCCACTAAATGTGGTTAAGAAAGTAAGAGCATGGGACATTAGTGGTTCCCTTCCTTCTGACTTGATGCCTAATCCTGACTACACTGTAGGAACGTTGATTTCCAAGGATAAGTACGGAACGTACTATGTGGAAGACGTAGTGCGGTTTCGGGCTAGGCATGGTGAAGTGTTTCAAAGGATGGTGGAAACCGCTAAAAAGGATGGGGATGACGTACTAATCGTTGTCCCGCAGGATCCAGGAAGTGCTGGTAAACAATATGCTTCCACTCTTGTACGCGATCTAGCAGAGCATGGATTCTACGCCAAGTCAAAACATACGTCAAAATCCAAAGTACAACGGTTTGCTCCGTTCTGCGCGGCTTGTGAAAGCGGAAACGTAAAACTCGTTGTCGGGGAATGGAATGATGAGTTTATACAGGAACTAGAAAGTTTTGACGGAAGCAGGAGAGTTCACGATGATATCGTCGATACATGCGGGGATGGGTTCTCTGCTCTTGCATCTGGCATTTCCATCCCAACATTCACCCCTCCCGATATGTCCGGTGTAAGCCGCTTCAATTTCGCGTAGCGGCTTATGAACACATTAACATTTAACAGGAGAACAGCCGATGGCTGAAATGGAAAATGAAGAAGATTTCAGTCAGCTAACTTCTGATGGCTCCCCCATCCCTCGCATGAAAATGACTGAGATTGGGTATAGCGGCTTGAAAGTGAGTAGCGGGATTGTCTATGAAGAGGCACGTAGAGAATTGCGTTGGCCCGACAATATCCGCACTTACAAAGAAATGCGTAAAGACACCACCATCTCTGCCGCTCTAAAAGCTTATGAGTTGATGATTAGCCGTGTTGAGTGGGATGTTGAAGAATGTGATGATGCCACTGACCAACAAAAGCTCAGGGCTGAATACATTGAATCAGTCATGCACGACATGGAAGGGAGTTGGTTCCAGTTCATCAAAGAGTGCTTGACATATCTGACATTCGGTCATTCTGTTATTGAGAAAGTTCCGCGTAGGCGCAGATATGCCAATGGCAGCAAATACAATGATGGATTTGTTGGTCTGCGTAAACTGGCTCCTCGCGCACAAGACACTATTACCAAATGGGTGTTTAGTGAGGATGGACGAGATTTGATTGGTTTGGAACAGACAGTAACTAACACTGACGGGTATGTTCGCTATATTGATAGCGGGAGTCCAATCTTCATCCCCCGTGACAGGTTTATGTTGTTCAGGGCTGACGCCACCAAGGACAACCCGGAAGGGACATCGCCACTGAGTAATTGCTACATTGCTTACCGCTTCCGTAAGGAATTGGAAGAGATTGAAGCAGTTGGCTACAGTAAGAACATTAACGGTGTTCCGATTGTCTGGCTGCATCCGAAGTATATGGCAGACGATGCCAGTGAGGCTGACAAGGCAGTTTATGCGTTCTATAAGAATATGGTTCGCAACCTTCAAATGAATGAGCAAACAGGTATTGTAATGCCGCTCATGTATGACGAAGGAAGGAACAAGATGTTCGATTTTGAACTTCTTTCTGTCAACAACACTACATCTCAGTATATCAGCGAAGCTATCCAACGTTGGGACAACAAGATACTTACGGCTCTTTTTGCTGATGTCCTCAAGCTTGGACAAGACGCCACTGGTAGTTATGCCCTTTCCGACAGCAAAACAAACATGTTGGCAATGGGGATTGAAGCACGACTGAAAGAGATTCAAGACGTTCTCAACAATGACCTCATTCCTTGGATTTACAAGATGAATGGATGGCGCGATGAAAAGATGCCTAAGTTCGTTTATGGGGATTTGGATGAGATTGACCTTGAAGCCTACAGTAAGGCCATTCAGCGTATCAAGGCTGTTGGACTAATTGCCCCCACTGCTAAGAATGTTAATCACATTGCTGAGATTCTGGACTTACCGGATGAAGTGGATGAAAGCATGAATCAAGAAGAACTGAATGTTCTGCTTGGCAAGCCTACATCAAGAAGTGGCGACGGTATGAATACCGGAACTGGAAACGGTACTTCAACACAAGTTGCTGAAGATGATAACAGTGCAATGAATCCAGACAATAACGGATAGAGATGAAATAAAGGAGAATAGAAGAATGGGGAAGTTGATACGCTTGACAAACAAGTTGTACAACACCCCTCATTTGATGCTTCCAGCATCTCTTGAGCGAGTGTTTACATATCTGGATGACCGTAATAATCAAGTTGCTTTGGCTGTTGAATTGGAGAAGAAGCCATCCGAGCGTGTTGTTCAGTATGTTGCTGAAACACAGATTGGTGTTATTCCGGTTAGTGGCCCACTGACGTATATCGAATACGAAGCAATGTGCGGTGAACAAAATAGCTCTTACCAACAGATTGTTGATGACTTTGACAAACTTTGTGCAATGGGTGCAAAGACAATTGTTATGGATGTTGACAGTCCGGGGGGAGAGGCTTACGGGATGATGGAAACAGGTATCTCATTGCGTAAGAAGGCGGATGCAAAAGGTATTAAACTGATTGCATATGTAGATGGATTGAGTGCTTCTGCTGCATATGGTCTTTCTTGTGCTGCCCATGAAATTATCACTAACCCAGACGGAGAGTTGGGTAGTGTTGGTGTTGTTGTAAAACTGCGGAACATTAATAAAGCCATGCAGAATGCAGGTGTTGAAGACACTTATATCTATGCTGGTGATAGTAAGATTCCGTTCAATGAGAATGGCGACTGGCGTGAAGAGTTTCTGGCCGACATTCAATATAAAGTTGATTCCCTTTATCAGCAATTCACACAATATGTTGCGGATATGAGAGGAATTGATGTAGGGGTTGTTAAATCCACTCAGGCTAAAGTGTTGATGGCACAAGACGCTATCAAAATTGGTTTTGCTGATAAGGCAATGACACGAGAGGAGTTTGGCAATTATCTGGCTGACTTAGTGGAGAAACCTATGCGATTCTCTTTCATTCCACAAGGAGATAAAAAGAAAATGACTGTTGACGTACAAGACGTTCAACTCAATGCTGACGAAACGGTGCAAGCTGTTCAGGCCAGCCTTGAAGCAAGCGAGGCTAAAGTGGTGGAAATTACTGCTGCTCTGGCTGATATGAACACTGCCTTTGAGGCTGCACAAGCCAAGGCTAACGAAATGCAAGCCGCTTTTGAAGCCGCTCAGGCTAAGGTGGTGCAGATGCAAGCCGAAGCCGCTCAAGCCGCCTCTAACAAGCGTCTGGCTGCTCTGGAAGCTGTAACAGACAAGGAACAGGCTGCTGCCCTGCACGTGTCGCTGGCTGCTCTGGATGACAATGCTTTCGCCACTGTTCTGTCTACGCTGCAAGCAAAGGTTGAACTGGAAGATAAGGCTTTTGCCGAAAAGGGATTCGCTGGTAGCAATGCTGATCCGGTTGATGAAGATAAAACTGCGGCCATTATCAAGGCCAAGTATGCTGCTAAGAAGCAGTAATTACAATAACACACAAGGAGAAACTACATGGCTGCTTTGATTGCCACTGGAACCGCACGCTTGGGCAATGTCCTGAAGTACGAATTTGAACGCGAAATGGGCTTCTGCCGTAAGGCTGTTACCGCTTATGAAGCTGGTGCTAAAACCTACACCCCCGGTACTGTTCTGGGTAAGACGCTGGTTAGCGGCTCTGCTGCTGCTGTGGCAGGTGCTTCCAACACTGGTAACGGCACGATGGGTAGCATCACTGTCTCGTCCCATGCCAAGATTGGTCAATACGTTCTGCGTATCACTGTTGCTTCCAGCAACGCTGGTGCCTTTGAAATGCTGAATGCCAATGGCTCTGTTGTCGGCACTGGTAATGTGGCTTCGGCTTTCGTTGGCGCTGGTCTGGCCTTCACGCTTGCTGACGGTTCTACCGACTTTATCGTTGGTGATACTTTCGTTATCACTGTGACTGGTACTGAAAAGTACAAGATTCTGGAAAACACTGCTTCGGATGGCTCTGCCGCTTTCGCTGGCATCTACATCGGTGCTTCTAACGGTTTGGGTATTGACACCTCTGTTGCCGCCACCACTGACACCACTGTTCTGATTCTGGAACGTGGCCCGGCTCTGGTTGCCAAGGAAGGTTTGACGCTTGGTGCGTCTATCAACACTGCTGCCGAGAAGGCTGCTCTGTACTCTCAAATGGCTGCTGTCGGCATCATTGCTGAAGCTCAAATCTAATAACAAGGTGTACCTATATGGTTGATCTAAACAAAAGGTGCAGCGTCTACTGGATAAGAAGACCCAACCACACCGATATGTTTACGGAAGGCTATATAGGTGTCACAACAAACTCTTTGCACAAAAGGATGACATCTCACAAAAGTGCAGCTAGGAAAGGTGCTAAAACTATTATAGCTAAGGCTATTAGGAAGCACCAAGACTTGATATGTACTGAGATATTAGTTGCGCCACTGTGGTACTGTCTTGAGGTGGAGAACAAACTCCGACCATCTCCCGGAATAGGGTATAACACGGTCGAGGGAGGGTATCTTGGCAGACAAGATGTTAAAACCAGTAAATCCACATTAGAAAGATTGAGCGAGTCTATAAAGATGGCTTACATCCTAGACCCCACCCTTTCGAAAAGATGTGGAGGCAGCAACAAAGGTAGAAAACACTCTGAGCAAACTAAACAAAAGTTGAGACTAAGAAAGAAGCAAACTGCGTGGAACAATTCAGCATCTTCCAAAGAGGTTTGGTTAGATGCAGTAAAAGTTTATGACTATGTGACTGAACATAGTTGTGGACACGTTAAAGTCGCATTGCATTTTAAGGTCGCTGCTTGGACATATGCAGCCGTTGTCAAGAAGATAAAAACCGGCTGGAACCCACACACTTGCCCAGAGTGGCAAGAGTTTTATGATAAAAACACAAAGGAGAATTGAACAATGGCCATTGTAAGGTCGTACACCGACGCTTTTCAGATCATTGACCGCACCCCTGAAATCAATCTGATTCCGAATCAGTGGGGCATTATCACTCAATCGGGTATTTTCCCGGCTACCGAAGGTGTCACCACCCCGGTTGTGAGTATGGAACAAATCACCAAGTCCGGCGCTGTTATGGTTGACCGTATTCGTGGTGAGCGTAACAACGTTTCCAAGGACTATGTGCGTAAGCTGTATTCCTTCAACGTTCCTCACTTCCCGCTGGACGATGTGCTGAAGCCGGAAGACATTCAATCTCGTTCTGCTTATGGCACGAATGACCAGCCGGAACAAGAAGCTCTGGCTCTGGCTCGTAAGATTGAGCGTATCCGCATGTCGCACATGCAACTGAAGGAAAAGGCTTTTGCTCAACTGCTGGCTGATGGTACTGTCTACTCCCCGAATGGCACTATCTCTACCAACTTCTACACCGAGTTCGGTGTCACCCGTAAGGAAATTGATTTCGTGTTTGGCACTGCCACCACCGACATCATGGGTAAAGTGGAAGAAGGTATTGCCCACATCATCGACAACCTGCAAGCAGGCGGTGAAGTGTCTACCGGCTTTGACGCATTCTGCTCTCCGGGCTTCTTCAGTAACCTGATCAAGCACGCTAAGGTGCAAGCTGCATACACATACTACTCGTCTACTCAAGAGCCGCTGCGTCAGCGTCTGGACTCTTCGCTGCCGATGGGTACTCGTGTGTTTGAGTATGGTGGTGTGCGTTTCATCGAATATCGCGGTACTGATTTCGGTGGCACTGCGTTTATGACTGCCAACGAAGCACGTTTGGTTCCGCGTGGCACGATGGATGCTTTCGGTGTGTACGCTTCGCCTGCTGGTACTATGCAGCATGTGAACACCATCGGTCAAGAAAGCTACCTGTTCACTCACCGTGACCCGATTGATGGTTCTGTCATCATCCGCTCGGAAATGAACCTGCTGGCTGTTGCCAAGCGCCCGGCTGCTATCGTACGGCTGTATAGCTCGACCTAACCCGTCGAGTAGCTTTAGCCCCTTCGGGGGCTATTGTTCAAGTGTATTTCAATAAGTGTATTTGAACAATAGAACAGCGAGAATAACAAAAGGAGAATAGCAATGGCCTACACAGGCAATCCGGCTACAAGTGCTGTGGATAGAGTCAGGCTTGCTTGTGGTGATATTGATACAACATTGGTTTTCCTTGATGATGCTACATATCAATACTACCTCGATAAGAACAGTGGTAATGAAAAGCGTACAGCACGAGAATTGATGCCAATCATCCTGCTTTCTCTTGCCAAGATGCGCCGTGAACGTGCCTACCAAGTTGAAGTCTATGGTGCGGATACGTTCAACAACTACATGCAAGCACTTAAACTTGCTTTAGCTAATCCAGCCATCTACGATGTTGAGTTCACCCCTTACGCTGGTGGAATTAGCCGTAGTGACATGGAAGCGAATATGCTTGATACGGACACACCAACAACACAGATTTATAAGGGCGTGACAAACGACAGTGGTTCCCCATCTTATCTGACAAAAGAAATCTGGACTGATTCCAGCATTACTGGACTGTAATCATGGCAGGAAGTAAGGCACTAGGCTATGAAGTGAAGATGGATTATTCTGGTTTGGATGCTTTGTGGAAACACTTGCAAGACTTGAATCAGAAAGAGATTGAATACGGGTTTGTAAATGAAGCTGTTTATCCACCCGATGACCCTCGCGGAAGAGGTGGGCAACGTGTTGCCCACGTGGCTTGGTTGAATGAAAACGGGTTTACGCTGCCTAACGGGAATTATTCCCCTCCTCGCCCGTTCTTCACACAGTCTCTTGCCAAAGCTAAATGGTTTGTAAGGCAATCCGCCCCTGCTGTATTTGCCAACATCTTGCAAGGAAAGCAAGAGAAGAACATGGTGGAAATGGGGAAGTGGCTGGTTGAGAGTGTCAAGGAAACAATTGACGAGCAGAATTTTGAGCCTAACTCTGCTTTGACACTTGAACAGAAATCACCAGAGACAATGATATTGCATGACACATCTTTCATGTACGAAAATATCACAGCCAAGATTGTTAATAATGATGCCTACGGACAACGAAAGAAGGAGGTGGAAATTAAATGACAACACCATTGTTTCTTTCAGTTGGTAAAGCAACATACACATTCACCAGACGTACAATGAGTTATGTGAATGGTAGAGCATTAGACGGGGCAGATTCTACATTCACAATCAAATGCAACATTCAACCTAACGCTTCTGGGAAGATGACAAAACTGCTTCCTGAGGGGGATAGAAGCAAACATTCCATTTTCATCATCACTGACGGAATCAGTCAATCGCTTCGTACATCAAAGGAAGGAAGTGTGTTGCAGCGTGGTGACGAAGTGACATGGAATGGTGATGTGTATGAAGTCCGTGAAGTAAATCTGTACAATCTTGGTGTGTTGGACAGTTATCAAGCCATTGCTGTTCGTAAAGAGGTGGCGTGATGTCTAGTGTATCAAACAGTAATTTCACTTCTATTGAAGACAGCATCTACACAGCATTTACTGCCACTGTATCTGGTATCACAACCATCTTTGATATGCAGAATGGTGTTGAACCTGCTTCTCCTTATTGCCGCATATTCCTGATTTCAGAGAATGCTGTGGGTATGAGTAGCGAAAGCGGGACAGTCAATGGAACAACAAGACAGACAATCGTGTGTCAGCCTTACGAGGCTCTTGTAAGGTTTACATTTGTTGGTAAGGATAAGACATCTGGTGGCAGTAATACGAATGCTGCCAATTATGCGGAAGATTTCAAACTCAAGATGCAAAGCATTTATTACAGGCAATTGTTTGCTGACAATGGAATGAGTGTACTGCGTGTTGGTGATTTGAGGCGTTCCCAACAGAAACGTGAAGCAGATATTTATTCGCTTTACACAATAGATGTGTCGCTGGCTTACGACAAACATCTCACCGTGACGTTCGATTCCATTGATGATGGAAACATTAACGGAACACTTACTCAAGCCAATAATGTAGCCGGTACGTTGCCAATTACAATAACTTACTAAGGAGAGATGAAGAACATGACTGTTCTTAATGACATCATTGATATCACGATTAGTCGTGAAACTACCGCAGTGCAACGTGCTTCGTTTGCCGTTCCCTGCTTCATTGCTTCTCATGTTGCGTTCTCGGAACGTGCTAAGGAGTATAACAGCGTTACCGAAGTGGCTGTTGATTTTGCCAGCACGTCTAATGTTTACAAAGCTGCTCAGAAATATTTTGCTCAAGAGCAAGGGCTGGACAAGATTGTTGTTGGTAGACGACATGTTCCTGATGTAGTGATCACCCCCACTGTTGCTAACAGTGCCGTATATTCGTTCAATCTAGAGGGGGAAGCAATCACCTTCACGTCTGATGGCTCCGCCACTGCTACTGAGATTTGTGATGGGCTGCGTGCAGATATCGTAACTGCTGGCGTGACTGGTCTCACTGTCGGTGGTACAACTACAATTACAATCTCTCCGACTGTTGCTGGCACTGGCTATGCAATCAAGGGGTTGTCGGCTAATCTGTCGCTGGCTAATGGCACTGTCACTGAAGAATGGGCTGATACGATTACGGCTGTTCAAGGGGTGAATGATAGTTGGTACATCCTGTCAACTGAGTCGCATGTTGATGCGGACGTTCTGGATATTGCCGCTGCTATCGAAACTCTTGATAAAGTCTATGTGTTCTCCAGCCAAGCCGCTGCTGTCAAAACTTCGTCTACGTCTGATATTTTCAGTCAGATTAAGGCTCTGAATTATGACCGCACTTTCTATATCTGGAATGGTTCTGCTGACACCAACTTCATTGAATGCGCTTGGGTGGGTTATTTTGGCGCTCAACAACCCGGCTCTACGCACTGGTGCTATAAAACGCTTTCTGGCATTGTTGCTGATGTTCTCACTTCCGCTGAAGCGAATTATATCAAAGGCAAGAATGGCTCCACTTATGAATCCAATATCGGCGGTGTTGATGTCGTGATTGGCGGGAAAGTGAGTGTCGGTGAATGGATTGATGTTATTATCTTCGCCGACTGGCTGAAGGCGCGTATCCAAGAAGGGATTTGGTTCCAGCAAGTGAACACTCGCAAGATTGGCTATACCAGCAAGGGTACGGCTGTTCTGGAAGCTGAAATCCGTCGCGCTATTGCAGAAGGGATTAGTGTTGGTGGATTGGATTCTGCTCCTGCCCCTGTGATTAGTGTTCCGAACGTGCTGAATATTTCGTCCGCTGTTCGTGCCACTCGCGTTCTGCCAGACATTACGTTCAATGCCCGTCTTGCTGGTGCTATTATGTACACCACCATCGCTGGCACTGTGTACGCTTAATAAGGAGAATAATAAATGGCTTCTACTCGTACTTCGACGTATTCTCCGTCTGATGTAAATGTTGTGATTAGTCAGGAATCTACTGGCTTGGTTCATGTGATTGCTGGCTATGCTGAAGATAGTCACATCAATGTTGAACGTGACAGTGAAACCTACGAGCATGTGACTGGTGTTGATAACATCGCCACTCGCGTATTCAAGGATAACACCTCTGGCAAAGTCACTGTCTCTCTCGGTCAGGGCAGTGCGTCTAACGACATTCTGTCCTACCTGTACCAGAATGACCGTGACAGCCGTAATAGCGACGGCTTGTTCACCCTTACTGTGAAGGATGGTTCTGGTCGTGCTGTAGCGTTTGCCCAAGAGGCGTATATCGGTGTTGTGCCTAACAGCCAATACGGTAATAGCCTGAACAACCGTGATTGGGTTTTTCACTGCACCCGTATGGAAGACTTCATCGGTGGTAATAGCAAGATTAGCCCGGAAGATGTGGCTGCTATCGAGAAACTTGGTGGCACTGTCCCGGCTGAATGGCGTCAATAACGCCTCAAGGGAATAATAATAAAGGGCAAGGACGCCCTCTTAATTCAAGAGGAATGAATTGATGTATACCTATTCCCCTAGTGATATCGGAATTACATTTGCTGGTGTTAACATTAGTGGGTTTAGTTCTGACAATGTTGTTCGTATCAGTCGGACTGATCCGCTCTATACGAGCAAACGTGCAATGGATGGAACTGTTGCCATAACACAACAACGTTATAGCACATGGAAAGTGGAGATATTTCTTGCACAATCAAGCGAGAGTAATGACTTGCTGAACGGTGTACAAAAACTGCTGTACGAAAACAACATCAAATTGGTGCAATACTTGCCACTGATTATCAAGGACAATAGTGGAAACACAATGTTCTTTGCCAAGGATGTGTGGATTGAATCCTTGCCGGAATTGGATTTTGGGCAATCCCTTGCCACAAGGCAATGGACATTCATGTGCAACGATGTTGAATGTCTGATTGGTGGCAATGCTGATGACCCAACATTTGTTACAGAGGCTCTTGCGGCCCTTTCAGCAATTCAAGCAGGAATGTCAATCAGCAGTAATGCAATAAAATCTATTGTAAGGAGTGTGTCGTAATGACTTCTGTAGTTTATGACCCTTCTGAAAATGAAGTGAGGATTGGTGGTTATTCCTTAACAGGGGTGGTTGAAATCCGAGTTAACAGAGGAAATGATAGCTTCAAAAATATAGATGGAATAGATGCTGTCTATTCTGCAAGAGTCAAATCGTTCCCTCACCCCTTTCGTCTCAATGTCAAACTGTTGCAAACAAGCGATAGCAATGTCGTGCTGCAACATCTCTACGCTTCGTCCGAAGCAAATGCCAACTCATTCTTTCGAGTTGAAGTGTTGAGCAGCAATAGCTCACCGTCCAAACCAAATATTAGTTCTACAGGATACATCCTATCCGCTCCCGACCTCGTGTTGGGAAATGATACAACCGAACGAGAATGGAGTTTTGTTGTCAATGCACTTCAATTCACTGCTCTCACCGATTTAATCTATTGATTAAGTCTACTGATTTAATCTATTAACAGGAAGCATAAAGAATGATTAACCAGATTGATGTCCACGTTGATGGCGTGGACTACAAGATTTCTCAATTCCCTGCCACCAAGGCACTCGGTATTGAAACCCGCCTTATTAAACTGCTTGGCCCTGCATTCATGGAATTGCAATCGGCTGCTACGGATGGGGATGGCGAGAAGGTGCTGACCGCTGCCATCAATGCCCTGATTGAGCAAATGGATAAAGTGGATGTTGTGTCGCTGATTAAAGACTTGGTTGGCTCTAATGTCACCAAAGGAACTTCCGCTATCAACTTTGACCTTGAGTTTGCTGGACGTACAGGGACACTGTTTGAATTGGTGAAGGAAGTGTTGAAAGCCAACTTCGCTGATGTTTTTTCAAAGCTAGGTTTAAACATCGGGGCTTAAATCCTAGCGAGTCAGAACAGGATTCTGGCACAAAGAGATTGTACAAAGAGATTGAAGAGAGGTTTACAGTGGATGTACGCATCCTCAATCTCTTGTCTGCTGAAGAAAAGTTGTGTAGTTATTACGAATTGCAGACTGTATATTCTCTTCCCGATTTTTATGACATGCTTGAAATGCTTGATGTCAATGCTGCCCTTAGAGATGACAGCAGACGTAAGAGCCAAAAACAATAAGAAAGGAGAAGAGGCATGGAACTGGCAAAGCTATTTGCTACTGTAGGATTTAAAGTAGATAAGGATGGCCTGACTGAGTTCCGAAAGGAGATGGCCTCTCTCAAAACAGATTTGAAAGAAGCTGCTGTTCAGACAGGGAAGTTGAAGAATCAACTTACAGGATTGACGGCTCAATTCAAGCAATTCCAGAAAATGACTGACACCAGAGGTGTTACGAAATGGATGGATGGAATTGAGAAAAGCGTTACACACCTGAACAATATGCAAATGGCTGTAAGTCAGCAGTCTCAGCGTAGCGAACAATGGGCCGACAGGTTTGCTTCTTCCATCTTCAAACTGCATCAAGCCATTCAGGGCAGAAAGAATGAAGTGGCTGAATATGCTCAAGCCATTATGTTGCTGTCTGCTAGTTTTGAAAGGCTGAAAGCTGCTACAGCCGGTATTAGTAGATTTCGTCAAGTCCCTTCCAGTGCTATCAGTCAGACTGGTGCTGGATACGGAGGCAGTAGAGAAGGGGCTGGTAGACCTAGAGGGGGTGGTGGGGAGGATAGCAACCAATACATCGGATATTGGGGAAGGGCATCGGGAATTGCTAAAACGTGGCCTGCTGCAATGCTACGCCCTATGCTTCCTACTGGTATGGGACTGTTTAACGCGGTTGCTGTGGGTTACGCCCTCAAAGAAATGATTGCTACTGGCCGTGAAATGATGGCAATGGAGAATATGCTCAAAGCAATCTCCGGTGATACTGAAACCTTTAACAAGAACTTAAAGTTTGTAAAACAGACAGCAGACGAACTCGGTATTTCTGTACTTGATGTAGGTCAGAGTTTCGCCAAGATGTTCATGTCTGGTAAGGAACAGTTTGATACAGATGTTCTTCAAAAGAGTTTTAAGGGTGCGCAAACTTATTTCCGCTTGTTGGGGATGAGTGCTGAAAAGATTAGACTGGCTAACAAAGCTATTGAACAGATGTTCAATAAACAACGCGTAACCGCAGAAGAATTGCGCGGCCAGTTAGGTGAACATGCTGCTGGTGTGATTCAGTATTTTGCGGAAGCCGCTGGAACAAATACAGCCGGTTTGTTCAAACTAATGGAAAATGGGCAAGTATCTGCTGATGTCGTCATTAAAGCTCTTGAAGCAATGGGAGCGTTTGCCTCTGCATCCCCAGAACTTCAAAAGCAATTAAAAATGTCTGCTGCTGCACAAGAACGCTTCAACAATAAAATGCGAGAGTTTTCCCAAGTAATGATGGAAAGCGGATTGGATGAATTGTTGACAGAAATGTTTGGCGCTCTTACTAAACTTGTAGGAGTGTTCACTCCCTTATTCAAAGGGTTGTTGCTCATTGCTAAAGGATGGAAGGAGTTGTTCAAGGTAATGGCTGAAAACTCTAGGGCGATTAAACTCTTCTTGCTCGGATTTTTTGGTGCTGGTGGGATATTAGCAGCGTTGACTCTGCTTAGAGTGCAAGGATTGGCTGGTGCCACGTCTTCGCTAATGTGGTTTACACGAGGAGTGTGGGCAGCAATCCCGGCTGTTGCAAGACTGACTGGATTGCTTGGTGGGCTTATATATGTAGCCCAATCCGTAGCAGACTATTTAAACGGTGAAGATAATTGGGTACATGCGTGGCAGCTTGATATTGAATATGCCATGATTTTGTGGGATACATTCATTATGGAGGTTTTAACTGGGTGGGAGTTATTGAAAAGAGATGTTAGCAATATAACTATCAAGGACGCCTTTAACTTTGCCAAAAAAGGGGCTGAACATCTTCCGGTTGTTGGTCAGATTGTGAAGGGTGTGGAATGGGTGGGCAATAATGTTACCTTTGATCCAGACCCTAACAACCCATACAAGAAACAACCAACCATCCAGCAACCAAGGTATTCACCCAACATGATGACAAACAGCCCCCTCATCATTAACATTGATGCAAGCAAGGTGGAAGGGGCGCAAAATGACCCTGAGAAATTTGGCAGGGCTGTGGGGAATGCTCTTGTGCCAGATATTCAGAAATTGCTCGGTGGAGTGGGTGTGTACAACTAAGGAGAATGTTAGAAAATGATTTATGTGCTAAAAACACAGAACAAGGATGTTATCATTTTCGATAGCATTCTCTCGTTCTCTGAAACCTACTCTGGCAGTGTCACTTCCCATCCTGTTGAAGATGGAACAAAGATTAGTGATCATGTTATCACAGACAATATCAAGTTTCGTATTCAAGGGGTGGTGAGTGATTACAACTTCTGGAATCCTCTTAAAGACTCTGCAAACCAATCTGTAAAAGTTTATGACATAGGGGATGGTGGAAGAAGCGGAAGTATGGGGAAGGTGGGGGAGAGGACGGGAACACCTGAGTTTTCAAGCGAGGCAGTCCCACAAGACTATTCTGCCGATGGGAACAGTGTCAAAGCAGCAATGAAGGTGGTGAAGGATAAACTTATTGCCATTCAACGCAATAAGGAGTTTGTCACCATTCTCGGGTATACAATGTCTGGTAATGAAAGCCAGATTGAGAAGTGGGACAACTGTATTATTACAGACATCTCGTTTGACACCTCCCCAGACAGCGGGTATGCCATCTATCCGAATATCAGCATTGAGCGAGTGAATGTTGTACAAGTGAAAGTGCAATTTGCGAATGCTGAGAAGATTATAGTTCAGAAAGTGGCGGACGGTGCTGCTACAACAGATGGAAAAGGAAATAAGCAGCCAATAAAAGGGGCTAATGGAACAGGCGACCCTTCAGCAGACACTAATCAGGAAAACCACAAACCTAGACAAGACAGAAATGCCGATGCTATGTCTACAAGAGATAATGCAAAGTCATATCTGATCAAACTAAACTCATCCTATAAAAATGGAATCATAGGAACAATTGGAGATTGACATGGCAGACATATTTCTTCTCCCGTTGTATAATCGAACATCTTTTTCATACTCAACCAACCTCAGTAACACTGATGTTTCCATTTCTTTCACCAAATCTGCAAGGACGGGGTGGTATCACATTACTGTCTCTCTCAAAGATGGGACTGTTGTGATTGACGGAATGCGAATGACAACTGAATGGAAGATGTTCACGTTTGATAGTTTCAATGCTGGACTGAAAGGTTATTTCATGCTTACACCACTAACCGATGACACAGTGGAGAGTGGTGACACCATGTCCAAGATAGCGGATAATTTCATTTTCAGTTATGTGGCATAAAAGGAAGGGAGAAAGGTAATGCAGATAGAGAATGTACAATGGAACAGGCAATATCTGCTCACATTCAAGAATCCTGAAAATGGGGCGATTGTTACTATCAAGGATTTGCGTATTCAGTTTGATGTTGACTTGTACGTTGATAATAGGACAAACACCAATAAAGGGAATGTGTCTGTTTTCAATCTGAAAGATGAGACACTTAAACTAATCAACACACGCTTCGGAACTTTGACTCTTGATGCAGGGTATGAGGGAAATCTAAAAACCATTCTATCTGCTGATGTTATTAATATCAAGACAACAAAGCAAGGAAGTGATAAAGTTACGGTGTTTGAACTTGTACCCGGCTTTATCAATACAGGGATTAAGAAGATTGGTGAAACTTTCCCGGAATCCATCTCCTTGAAGGCAGTGGTAGATAGCGTGGCCCGTTCCCTCTCTCTTGCTGTCCCGCCGTCTTCTTCTGGTGAATGGACAAAGATCAAATGCACTTATGGCTATACAGCCATGGGGACAGGGAAACAAGTGCTGGATGACCTAGCCAAGACGTATGCTATTGAATGGAATATCCAAGATGGCAAGTTGATTGTAACTGACCGATACACGACAAATGAAAAGGCCGAAAGGGCATTCATCCTGTCCAAAGAGAGTGGATTGATTGATATTCCATTCATGGACAGTGAAGAAATTAGCAAAGCTGTTGGTCAGGCAATTGATAAAGAGGGTGAGTTGTTTATAAGTCAGAAACAACTTAAACCAAAGAAGGATGGGACACCCCGTATTTCCAAGAAGGCTAAATACGTTCGGTGGGGAGTGAGGGTGAAGGCTTTGCTCAATCCTGAAATCAGGCCAAATAGTTTGTTCAAAGTGGTGACAGAAGATCAGGCGTTCAATTCATATTACAGGGTGAGAAGTGTTTCTTTCAAAGGGGATACACGAGGAACTGACTGGTACATGGAGTTGTACGGGGACAGTGTTGACGCAGTTGAAATTGGTGTATAACTTCAAAGGAATATATGTATGGCTAGTGATATGACGCTTGAAAGCGCAATGAAGGCTTTCTTTGAACACCAAATGAGAAGTGTGTATACCGCCATCCCCGCTATTGTTATGCAAGTGAGAAGTGGAGAAGAATGTCGCATTGATGTCAAACCACTAATCAACATGGTGTTTCCTGATTACGAAGAAATGGAGTGGGTTACTATCCCAAATGTACCTGCCATCTTCCCATCATCCAGTACGTCAGCATTCACATTCCCCATAAAGCAAGGCGATACAGTATTGCTCGTATTCAATCAGTCTTGTATTGATGTGTTCAAGGCCGGAGATGGAACACCACAACCCCCTAGCGATTATCGTGCTTTCAATATGCGAGATGCTGTGGCCATTCCCGGTTTGTTCCCATTTGGGCTGTCAATCAATAAACAGACTAATCGGACACTAACCCATTCTACAGATGATGCTGTTGTTTCGCATAATATCGGAACACCTGCCGAATGTGAAATACGGATGAAGCCTGACGGTAAGATCGTACTTAATGGTATTTCTGGTGAAACTAATTTCTCTGTAGATATGGATGGGACGCTCACCACTACAGGTGCTATCACTGTCGGAACTGGAGCTACGGGAAGTTTCACAACCCCGTTAGGTCAGATTGTTACAGTGACAGACGGAATTATTACAAATATTATTTAGAAGAGACAAGCATGAACCCTCAAGGTAGCGGTGTTATTAATCTTGACCAGTATGAAAAGATGTCCGATAGGATTGATAGTGTTCAGTCTTGTGCAGACTTACAGAAAATTGGAACACAGATTTTAGAATCCCTTTATGCAGAGAATGCTGCAATTCAGGTTCAGTTAGATAAACTAGCACCTATTGCAGCCTTATTGGAAGCACCTGCGTCTATTGACGATGTTGTTGACTGGATTACCGGACTGATTACAGGGGTATTGCAGCCCTTGTATGCTCCGGCACTCACTTATCCAACACAACTAGCTGCACGGGCTGCGGCAATCACTGACCTGATTAATAAGATAAATGACAAAGCCAATCAGTTCCAGTCTTGCAATATTACTCTTCCTACACCACAGGTGACACATGGACATTAAACTGGATGACAACGGTGATATTAGTTTCACTAATGGTGAAAGTAGTGTTACAAGCATTGGTGCAGAAGACTTGGCGCAACGCATTCGTATCCGCCTGAACACATTCCAAGGTGAATGGTTTATGGACAACACGCTCGGTGTTGACTGGTGGAACAGGGTGATGGGGAAGAATAGAAGTAAGATTGCTGTTGACGCTATCATCCAAGAACAAATCTTACTTGAGCCGGATGCTTTGCAGATTGTGGACTACTCGTCTTCAATTTCAAAAGAGAGGGTGTTTAGTTGCTCTTTCAGAGTGAGAACAGAAAATGGGGCCATATCGGCAACACAATCTTTCACTATTACGCCAACCCAATGATACAAGAAACATGAAATGAGGGAATAAAAATGGCTGGACTTTCTGGAACAGGCTTCTCGGTAAAACGCCTGAATGACATTATTGCTGAATTGAAAGTGAGCGCAGAAAGCGGCTTCTCCTCTCTTGTTGAGCCGGGTGATATTGTCAATACATCTGACACATCTGTCTTGGGGCGGTGGATTAAACTTGTTGCTGCCCCGCTGGCAGAATTGTGGGAAACTGCTCAGGACGTATATTCGTCTTTTGACATTAACCAAGCAACGGGCCAATCTCTTGAAAACCTCACATTGCTTGGCGGGGTGGCTAGAAAGAGCGATACGTCCTCTACAGCAACACTGGTTTGCTACGGTGACTACGGGACAGTGATTCCTGTTGATAGTAATGTTCGTTCCTCTTCTACAGGGAAGGTTTTCAGTACAGCCAGCGAGATTACACTGAATGAGAGTGGGTGTGTTGCAATTCGTATTTCTCCGGCTGTCGTATCTAATTCTACGGCTTATAGTTTTACCTATCAGGTTGCTGGTATCAATGCTAGTCCTGTTACTGTTACTATCACTTCTGATGGCAGTGCTACTGAATCAGAGATTGTCAACGCTATAACCACTGAAATCAACACCAACCATTCTACCTACTTGTCTGCTGTTCCTGAGGATAGTGAGGCACTTGTCACCATCTACAATCAGGAATATCAGTGTACTTTTGATGTCAATACTGATTGGACAATCAGTAAGGTGAAGAAGGGGGTGAGTGGAGAGTGTACAGAGACGGGGTCGAATGCTCAAGAAGCCGATACAATCCAAAGTATTCAGTCCCCCGTTATTGGTTGGGATAGTGTAACCAATCCGTCTGCTGCTGCTCTCGGCACTGATACTGAAACAGATGCAGAACTGCGTGTTCGTTATGCCGATGCCAAGTTTACAGATAGTCTGAATACATATGAGGCCATTTATGCTGCCATCCTTTTGCTTGATGGTGTGGAGCAAATTATCATCCATGAAAACGAGACTGATACGGCTCTTATTTCTCCTCCTGTTCCTGCACACTCGTTCTATCCTATTGTCCTTGGTGGAAATTCGGGGGATATTGCTCAAGCGATCTGGGATAATAAACCAGCGGGAATTGGAACGTATGGCTCTGTAACCGAGACAGTGACAGATAGTCAAGGGGTGGATCACACAATCAAGTTTGATAGGCCAACAGACCTGCCAATCTATGTTGAAGTGACTGTAGTTACTGACTCTGATTATCCCACTAACGGGGGTGACCAGATCAAGCAGGCCATTTATGATTATATCAACGGACTGAAGATTGGTGAAGATGTAATTTATAGTCGGCTGTACACGCCAATCAACACTGTTCCGGGTCACTACGTAACTGACTTAAAAGTTGATGATGTTGACCCGCCCGTGGCGTCTGCTAATGTCACTGTTGACTACTATAAACGAGCCACCATCACTTTGGCTGATATTGTTGTCAACAGTTAACTTACTATCTGACGGAGAGAAGAAAAAGAATGACAACAACGCCATTCACTGAAACCGACTATCTCTCTGAAGCCAGAGGGAGGGTGGGGCAGCAATTCAAGGATAAGCCGGTATTTGACACCTATCTCAAATTAGCAATTGACCAGATTACAGAATTGCAATCTGTGTACAAAGACTTGATGCAATTACGCAGTATTGATACTGCCTCTGGTGAGCAACTTGATGCGATAGGGAGGCTGTTTGGACAAGAAAGAACACTTGTCAACTACAACACCTTCCCTTTCTTTGGTTTTAACGGAAGTAGTGGTGCTGAAACTTTTGGAACACTTTCTAATTCCACTCTCGGAGGTTTGTTCCGCAGTAAAGACCAAGAAGAGGGGAGCAGTAGCACAGTAGATGATAAGACTTACAGGTTCATTATCAAGGCCCGTATCATTGCCAATTCCTCTAAGGCCACCCCAGAAGCTATTATTTCAGGGCTTAACTTCGTCACTGGTAATGCTAATTGTAGAGTGGTTGAACATCCAGATGCCCACATCACTCTTGAAGTGGAAAATAACCTTACAGATTTTCAATCCTACTTCCTGCGCGGACTGAGTAACCAAGGTAGTATCATTCCTATCCCGGTAGGGGTTGCCGTGGAGTATGTATTCTTTGAAGAAGATTATTTTGGAATGGCTGAAGACAGCGAAGCATCAACACTAGGCAGTCTGGGCACAGGATATGGAATGGAATATGGAATGGGATATGGTGCAGCTACATCATCTGAAACTGGCGGATACATTCCCGCGCTTGCATAATAATAGCATTAGAGAATAGGAGAAATACTATAATGACAGCAACAACCCTCCCAAATATGGGGATGCAGTATGCTTGGACATCGGGGGAGGATGGCTGGAATACCGGGATGGACGCCAACCTACTTAAGCTGGACACATTGGTACAAGGAAAAGTAATCAGTGCAGCAGTTTCCACCCCTCCCGGTTCTCCAACCACTGGAGACAGATATATTGTTGCATCAAGTCCAACTGGTGCATGGAGTGGACACGCAAAGGATATTGCCATTTATGTGAATGGTGGGTGGACATTCTACACCCCGTCAGAAGGGTGGCGCGTATGGAATGCTGCCACATCCTCGTATTACAAGTACGCTAGTAGTGCTTGGTCTGCTGATACAGTGACGTTAGACACTGACGGTACATTGGCAGCCAACAGTGACCTTGTTGCGGCTAGCCAGAAAGCCACTAAAACCTACGTAGATACAGCTACAGGAAATATCAATTCCTACGCTAAAGGGGTGGAGTTTGTAGATGATTTCTTGTTTTGTGATATTGTAACATCGGGGCAGTCAGTTTATGTGCGCGGCGGTAGCAATTATTCCAATTTTGCAATCACAGACGATGATATTGCTCTTATCACCAATGGAAGCAGATTTACAGGTGTAATGGGTGTACGGTTGAACAGCACTGGAAACGGTGTAGGTGCTCTTGTATACCGAAGCGAAACAGGACTGGTAGGCAGCGGAGGAAATATCTGTAGTCAGTGGCGAACAGGGGACGTGATGCAAATGATCTTCCACGGTAGTTTGTTTGATCAATTGCCAGATGGAAGTAATAACTTTGTATATCGAATCGGATTTAGTTATGCCCCCACCCTACCATTAGACGATTCTGACCCATTTGCAGACCTTTCCGGTGCACATTCCATTGATGGTGCTGGTGCTTTCTTCTATGTAGATAATTCTAGTAGTTATTGGAAATGTGTCAGCGGAGTTCTTACTACGATTGAAACCACTACAACATCTGTTACAGCGTCACTTAATTCAGCTATTGCCCTGAAAGTGGTAGTTGGAACTACTGGTACAGTGACGTTCTACATTAATGACACGTTGGTTGCTACACATTCTACTGGGGTGATTACAACAGGAAAAGGGCTGACAGAGCAAATTGCAATCCGCAACAATGCCCTTACAGCAGTAACAAACAAAACGGTTATTGTTGATGCCATCGGTTTCAAACATACCCTTGCTAGTCAGAGAACAGGGTTCAGTTTCAGTTAACCTAAGAAGGAGAATAGAAGGATGGCTAAAGAGACTAGGCCCGACTATACATATAAATGGGCTTCAGCAGGGGATGTATCCACCCCTACAAATGGTAGAATCCAATCTGGATGGGTAGTAGAACGTCCCCCTTACCAATATTGGAACTTTATTGAAAACAGGCAAGATCAAGCCATATCTTACATGATGCAGCAAGGTGTACCGGAATGGGTGGCAACAATTGAATACCAATCCGGCAGCAGTTTTGTTACGTATAGTGGAAATATTTATGTTTCCATTCAAACAGGAAGTAACAAACAACCCGATACAGAAACCGCCTATTGGAAACTGTATGGTAAGAAGTTTGTAGCACCCCCTGCTTCAGCGAGTTCTACAGGGACAAGCGGGGATTGGGCTGTAGATACTGGATACATTTATGTATGCACGGCCACAGATACGTGGAAACGTGCTGCATTGTCCACTTGGTAAATATAAGATAGGAGTAGAAAAGAATGGCAACTGCAATTACGAAGGATACAGAAAGCGGAACAAGCGGCGCTGTTACTGTGAAGATTGGTTCTGATACATATAATAACTCCCTTGGTGTAGAAGGTTGTGCCACCACGTTCACCCTCTCTGCTGTTGTTTCAGGCTCCTCTCCTACAGGGGCATTGAATATTACGTTTACCTCTGTTGGCGGAACTACGGAAACTCTGAAGGATGATTATGGCGTAGCATTGACGATTGATGTCTCTGCACCTAGAGCTATCCGCGTAAAGGACTTGGCAGTGAAGGAGTTTATTTTCACTCCGTCTGCTTTTAGTAATGTCACTGGATACACTGTTACTGTGATTGGTTGGTAATAAGAAATGGAGACGAAAGAAGATGAACAATGAATATGCTTCCGGTGGAGTGGCAACAGGTAGCAGGGGTTCATCTTCCCCCTCCTACTATCTCACTCCTCCCGTAGGATTGACGTTCACACCGGATACATTTGACCCACCCTTCACCATATATGGGAATGGAACCACATCCTTTAATTTCGATTCGTTGTATAATGGAATTAGTGTTACTGATTATTACGTATCACCGTCTGGTAGTGACAGCAACGATGGGTTGACAATCAGTACACCAAAGAAAGGGATTGACAACACAATGACCCTTGCTGCTTCAGCCCCCACCCCTTGGGTGAGAATTAATCTGGCAGCAGGGGACTATATGCAAAATGACCATCCCGGCTCTGGCGGTGTGACGGGGAAGAATGTCATCTTCAAGGCAGCAGGGAATGTGCGTACAGGACCATTCGTCAAGGCTTCCACGCTTACATGGACAAGTGTTGGAAGCAATACGTATTCTGCCAACCGTTCCTCTGTTGCTCAAGTGAGGGATTATTCTACACTAAATGCTTATGGTGATCCGACTCGTTATTATGCGGCTGCTTCTCTGGCTGAATGTCAATCCACTATGGGGAGTTGGTTTCAATCCGGCAGCACCTTATACGTACACAAGTTGAACAACACTACACCAACCGGGGACACTAACCTATTCATTATAGTCAATGCTTCCAATACGACATTCACATCCAACTACACATGGATTTTTGACGGTGGAACCAGTGGAAAGATTGAACTGATTGGTGGGGCTACAGGGTGTTTACGTTGTACAGGTGGCGGGACATCTTCTCGTCTATATTGTCGTAATACATGGTTTAGATTTAGCACCAATGGCAACAACCTTCACTGCTACGGAATCCCTTACGTCCTTATACAGGGTGGCGGTGGTAGCGGTAGCTATACAGATATTCTAAACTACCACATCGAGAGTGGAAGAATCGTTAAAGCTGTAGAAATTGGTGTTACTTGTAAAGATGCGGGTATTGATATCAACGGAACAGGGAGCGACAACTGCTCAACCATTCACGATGGTTGCAAGATTATTCGTATTCTTGGCTCCTATGACAGTGCAGATGGCCCCGTAGTGGCAGATGTTAATGACGGGACAGAGAGTTGGAACATTCTATGTGATGCTCGTAATTCTGTTAAGAACGATGATAGCGAAACGGACGCTTCTTGGCTCGTCAGTACAGGCGCTGCGAAGATGTGGCTGGACAGATGCACGTTTGGCGGGGGGAGTAGGTACGATGTTGCTGCTGGAACGGGCAGTGGGGCAATCCTTTATTATAGAGGGATGAACCCGACACAGCGGGTTGGTGATGTCAGAACCTACCCATAACAAATTGGGAAAGTGAGAATACAAAAAGGAAGATAATCAAATGAGTAAAATTACAAAACCCGATCTTAGCATCCAGTGGGCGCAAACAGGAACGGTGAGTACACCTACAGACGGAAAGAAGCAACAGGGGTGGACTGCCGAAAAACCAGCATTTGAATATATGAACTGGCTTCAGAATAGACAAGACACTGGTATCTATTACACGTTCCAGATGGGCGTACCAGAGTGGGACGGTAATACCGAGTATCAATATGCTTCTGGGTACGCTTCTTATGTCCAATACAACGGGGTTGTGTACAAGTCAATTCAGACAGGTACAAACAAGAACCCGTCTACCGAAACTGCATATTGGGAAAGGGCATTTGATTCTTATGGTAGTGCTGCTACAGTGAACACTGCGTTGTCAAATCACATTACCAATTACGGCACATTGGCTAGTTTGAGCAATGTTACAACTGCTCGGGCTAACCTGTCTGTCTATTCCATTGCTCAGTGTGATGCGACATTTGCCCCCATTGCCGGGAATAGCAGTCAAACATTTTTGGTAGGCAGCCCGTCAAGTGCCAATCATGCTGCCCGTAAGAGTTATGTGGATGCACGCACTGGACAAGCTAATGAAACAACAGCAGGGATTGCTGAGATTGCAACTCAAGCTGAAACAAATGCTGGTGTTAGCGATGTAACTGTCGTTACGCCGAAGAAGTTGATGGCGTCCAACTATACACCTTCTGGATGCGTAATGGCCTTTGCAGGGACATCTGCACCAACTGGATGGCTTGAGTGTAATGGATCGGCTGTCAGTCGGACAACATACTCGACATTGTTCTCGGTTATCTCAACAACCTACGGGATTGGGGACGGAATCAGTACGTTCAACCTTCCTGACATGCGTGGCGAGTTTCTTCGTGGATGGGATCATGGTAGAGGTGTAGACCCCGGTCGTGCCAGTGGCAGTAATCAGGACGAAGAGATTAAATCTCACAGCCACAATTTGAACATGAATCCTGTGAGTGGTTCACCCGGTATTGGAACCAAGGGTGTTGATGGTCGTGACCAAGTGAACGCTACCGCATTGTTTGACCCATTGTACAACTATACATCTTCTACTGGTGGAACTGAAACCCGCCCACGTAACGTAGCTATGATGTACATTATTAAAATCTGAGCCAAACAGAAGGAGGCATAAGTGATTCAAATAACAGAACAGCAGATGCGCTCCTTATTCCCCAAATGCAAGAACGTAAAGGAATACGTCAATGCCATCAATCAACTCCTCCCTAAGTACGGCATCAATGCCTCCATCCCTCGTTTAGCGACGTTTCTAGGCCAGTTCGGACACGAGACAATGGGATGGACTAGGCTGGTTGAGAACACCAATTACACCTCTCCTGAGCGGCTTATGAGGGTGTTTCCAAGTCGATTCCCCACTCTCTATCTTGCCAAGATGTATGTCAATAAGCCTATCAACATTGCTAATCGTGTCTATGCCAATAGGTATGGGAATGGGGATGAAGCAAGCGGGGATGGGTGGCGATACAGAGGGAGAGGGGGGTGTCACCTAACTTTCAAGGACAATTACATTGCTTTCTATAAAGCAACAGGTGTGGATGTTGTTCAGCATCCTGAGTTCCTTGAAGAAGGGTGGTATGCTGTATTGTCAGCCTGTTGGTATTGGGATAGCAGGAAGATTAATGCTTTAGTTGACAAGAACGATTGGTGGGGTGTGACCAAAGCCATCAATGGCCCTTCCGGCATGGGACACGAGGAAAGAGAGAAAGGCAGGAAAGCAGCAATGGAAATACTGACCAAGAAGGAGACATAAAATGTGGCAATATCTTAGATGGAATGAATGGCTACAGAAGGCCATGTCAGATGGAAAGAGTGGAATGCCGTCTACCAAACGTCTTGGTTATATGACTGGTATTTTTGTTGCTGCTGCTGTGGCGTTAGTTATGTTGGGAATAGTCGTTGGCCTTTCTATTGGTGTTAGTGCTGTACAGTTTCAGTTTGTATATTCTACACTGACAAACACCATCCTCCTCGTAATTGGTATGCTTGTTACTGGAAGTAGTGCTGCGTATATTGCAACAAAAAGGACAGAACAAAATGACCAGTCAAAATGAAGAACAAAGGATCAACCTCATAGAACAGAATGTAGCTGTTATCAATGTAAAGTTGGATGGTCTGAATACGACAATGCAAGGAGTGCATTCGGCCCTTGATAAACAGACGGAGATACTGAGTAAGTTCATCGCCTACCAACAGAAGCAAGACCACCTCAGCGAGTCTCACGAAGCACTGGTTAAGGAGTTCAAGCATACTAAAGACCAGATGAACACAACACTTGGTTGGTTGAAAGGGGCTTTTGCAGTGGGGACATTCTGTTTAGCGATGGGGCAAGGGTTGGCTGTATTCATTATCAAGGAGAAACTCACTTTGCTTGAACAGCACGGGGAGAGGATTGGTAGGATGGAAATACAACTGGAAAGCGGGAATAGCAAAGCAGCCAAATAACATTGCATTATTTGGCTATAGCTTTATTCGGGGCATGGACGCCTCTTATTGTGTCACGGACATTACGGGTTCTTCGGTGTGTTGTTGTCATTGAAGAAGAACCAAATCATCAGACCAAGCATAACAAGTGTTGCTCCAAGACTTACGGCATTCTTCACCACTTCTACAGAAATCATTTTCTTCTTTCCTAGTATTCTCCACTGTTCACTTCATTTTCAGCTTGCTCGATTGGCTTGTTATAGACAATCTCACCCGCCGCCACACCAAATACTGTGCCGAACAGAATAGCACAGCAAAAGGCAACCCACTTGTTCTTGCAATGCGTTACAAGAGCATATCCCACAATGTAGCAAACAATACTGCATCCCGTCAAGAAAATAATATCTACCATTTCAGTTTTCCTCTGTTATTTAATAACAATCCCGTCAATACAAATTGTCCCATCTTCCCGCAATTGTACACCCAACAACTTGCTCTTTGCAACCACTGGATTGCGAATAGCCCAATTGGTGTTTGTAGCCTCAATAGAGGTATCTTCTTTCCTCACTTCCACAGCAGCACGATTGAACGTCACTGTGTATTTATCCAGTGTTGGAAAGCCATAACGTGTCTTCCCTTGTAAATAGACATAAGGATTCCCTGTCTGAGACAGTTGCCATCCGTGGCTAACAAGGTAGTCAATTATTTCTTGTTTGGTCATAATAACATGCTATACCGAAAACATTAGGCAGCAGTGATAGTACCCACCATTGCCAACTATTGGGATACACATTAAGCGTACTAAGTGTAGCCCCTGCAATCACTCCACTCATCAGCGGAAGAAAAATATTCATCACATATTCTCCAGTTTCTGCTTAATTTCGTCAAGTTGCTTTTGCATTTCAGCAACGTTTTTCTCCAAGGCTTCCTTTTCTTTACGTTTACGTAAAACTTCTTGGTCAACAGGCTTGAAAGAATAGGTGGTGACAATTTCCACCTCTTCATTTTCATGGGAATCAAAGGTAATCATCTCTTCTCCATAATAGAGACGACCATCCTCATAAGTCGTCAACCAAGGAGAAGAAGTATAGCCTACTTGTTTATTAGGCCAACCATACCCCATCTCAAACAACGTTTCTTGCACAAGGCGAGAATGCTGTTCATCTTTGATACGGATTTTTATTGCTTTGAATTGCTGAGTCATTTTAGGTTCCTCAATAAGTTCAAAAGTATCAACGTTCAGTGGAAAAGGGTCAATTTCGGTAGCAAAATAATCTACGCTCATCCAGCGACCATTATTTGATACGCCAGTAACCACCCCTTCATGTCCAACCTTCATTTGCGAGTCATAATCTTTAACAACCCGCCTCACCTTATCACCAACCTTAAACTTGCTCATCTTCGTTCTCCACACTGTAAGTTGTCTTGTTGAATTGAATGTTAATGCACTTCCTTGTGCATGTCAACAATTATTTGTTGAAGATTATTGCCTATACTTGGCGTAATCCACCTTTCCCTCAAGCTTACGATGAGAATAGTCAGTAACACGTTTCTCAAAGAAAGCATCATGTCTGGAGGCTGTCAACATCCAGTCCATCCAATCAAGAGGATTGTTAGGCACTTCCTCAAGAGAGAGGAGTCCGAGTTGGAAAAGACGAAGTTTGCCAAGGTAAGTGATATACTTCTTTACATCTTCAATATCCAAGTCTTGCTGACTTCCAATAGCATACACCAAGTCTAGGAAACGGTGTTCAGCATCTTCATACTTCTTTATAACATCCTTGATTAGACAATCAAGTGACCAGTTTTCAGCTTCAGTCAAGTCTTTACGCATTTCGTTCAAGAACTTGATATTACCTGTAACATGTTCTTGTTCGTCGAGGAGGCTCCACTGATTTACATCATTAAAACCCATCAGCTTCCCTTGCCGCTTGAAATTAAGCAGTACAGCAAATGCCCCGAACAATCCAATCCCCTCACCAAGTAAGATAGTGGATAGGATGACAGCAGCCTTGTACTCGTCTCGTCCTTTCAATTGAGAGGCTGTCATCGCTTCCAGTTTATCGCGCATTTCTGCGTACTCGCTAAACCTTGACCAATCCTTATCCGTAAAGCCAAATGTTTCAGCAAGGATAGCATATCCGCGTTGATGTACTGTCTCTCTTTGAGCAACTGTGAGAAACCATGTTCGGGCCTCATTGTTCTTGACATACGGCAACAACTGTGTATATCCACCGGCAACGGTCTTGTCCATCTCTGTGAAGACGCACAGAAGTTGGTCAATGATGTACTTATTGGTTTCGTGGGATACATCTTTTGTCTTCAGCCCATCCTTGCTATTGTATTGCCGCAAGTCATCCTGCAACTCAATTTGGTGGACATCCCAGAACATTTCAATTGCATGTTTCTTTGACATCTCTACAGCCCAAGGATAGACAAATGGGCGGTAGGACGTACTTTCCTTAAATACTGACAATTACATTCTCCTTTTTGTTTAACCCTGACAAGACAAACACTCACCAGCCCATTCAATCTTCTGACGGACTGGAATGCTGTTTAGCGGCGTTTCCCCACCTGTACCAATGTTCACCTTTCCGGCAGCCTTGGCACGACAGTAGTACAGCGACTTCAACCCCTTCTTCCAAGCTGCAATATGGATGTCAGCCATCTCTTGCATTGTAATATCTTCAGGGACAAAGATATTCACGCTTTGGCTCTGGCAGATGTATTGTTGGCGGATGGATGCAAGTTCAATAATCCACATAGGATTAATCTCTCGTGCTGTCTTGAACACTTTCTTAACATCTTCGCTCAACTCATCAATATGCTGACAACTTCCATCATTAGCAATAATGCTATCCCATGTTTCCTTGGTATTAAGCCCTACCTTGTCAAGTTCTTTTTCAAGGTACTTATTCCTGATTAGAAAACTTCCTGCCCGTCCTTGATTATTGAAAGCGTTCCCTGCCCAAGGCTCGATGCTTGGTGAAACACCGATAATATCTGCTGAAGATGCGTTCGGAGCAATAGCCAGCAAATGAGCATTGCGATACCCACTACCTGCACAATCTGGAGCCTCGCCACGAGTTACAGCAAGTTCCTTACCGGCTTCTTCTGCCTCACTCTTAATCTTGGAATACAAGATATTTGTGTGTTGTGCAGCACTACCAAATCCACCACTTTCAAAAGGAATCATGTTCTTTTGCAAGTAACTGTGCCAACCAAGCGTTCCAATCCCAATGCTACGTTCCATACTTGCTGAGTAAACAGCCTTACTCAAAACAGGCGGTGCAAGACGGATGAAGTATTCCAGTACGTTATCAAGCAATCGTACAAGGTCTTTCACCAATCCGCTGTCTTTCCACTCATCATACTTCTCAAGATTGAGAGAGGACAAGCAACAAACGGCTGTGCGCTTGTCGGAAGTCATCAGTGTTATTTCACTCAATTTTGTTACTCCGTAAAAACGGGGGTGGGCAGTTTCCTCCCACCTCTGCATATCGCTATGCAGTTCAGACTATATCATCACCCGGTCTTTCAGCCACCGGGGCTTTCCGTTCGGAATCATACAACTTATGCCGGAAGGAAGGAACAACGTGGGGTCTGATCCCTTCCATAAACTTATCTATATCTTTATTACGCAAGCGAAGAAAGTAATATGTCTTGCCTTTGTAATTCTGAGTTCCAATATTAAATTCCACATCCAGATTGTCTTTAATACACTTTTTGAGAAACCATGTATCCCCGTAACTAAGTCGTTTCATATTTAATGACACGCTCGGAGATGGGTTGATTAGTCCCTTTTTAGTATTGGGCTGTTCAACTGCCAGACACCCGTCCGCCATGTAAAATATTGCCAATATTTCCCAATCAATGCAGTGTATCCAGTGTTCATCAAGCCCTTTATATCCATCCCGATAAATCCTTCCGTGGATGCTTGTAAGTGCTGGATGCGTCTTTGTGTTTATGTTGGTCTGTGGCCTTTTGCAAGGGTTTTGAACTTTTGTTTTGTTGACATGCACTAAGTTCTCAAACACGCTTTTTACCCAATCAATGTAATCATTGTGGCAAGTCAGCATATTCATTGCAAAATAAGCGTTATGATTTTCTTTTCTACGGTAAAGACCCCCGTCTGCCATAGAAAAAGCTGAGATAAGTTTGTAAAGTTGTTTCTTGTCCATAGTCGTTACACACCTCATATCGAGATAGCACGGTATTGTCTACTAGAGAGTTTCACCGTTTTTAGGAAAGTTTTCAAGATACATTACTGTATCAGGGTGCTAGAAATTAACACAAGTTGCTTTGCTCCACCTTGTACAACGGATTGGTAATCTGCTTCGGCTTGCAGCGATTACTTGTATCTACAAAATGCAGATACGGTTCACCTGTTTCAAAGCGCATTTCCAGCACTTCTTCAAACATCTTGGATGCGTTCAGTTTACGTCCTGTCGGCCCATGCTTAGGATCAACCAGTTCGTAATCTTGTTCATTGATAACTGCTTCCATGAAGCTATCTGGGAGATTGACAGCATTGTTCAGATTGAAGCACTTCTTGTTTACATCCCCGCCTACGGGATTACGCATCTGAATAAACGATTGAATCTCAGGGTGCGTAATATCTGCATAGGCTGCAATACTTCCTCGACGACTGGCAGTCTGACGATAAGAGAGAGTGTCAGCATCATATCCACGAAGATGTGACATCACGCCCGTACTCTTCTCATCCGGTGAGCGATTGGCGGCATAGACACCCACCCCGCCGCCCATCATCGACAACCAAGCAGTTTCAGTTCGTGCTTCGACAATTCCCTTCTTGTTGTCAGGAATCTTCACAAGGAAGCAAGAAATGGGCATACCGTCAGGCTCGACATTCCGTTGTAGCCAACTTGCTGCATCCAGCCATTCATCTTCAGTAAATGTAGGCCACTCTACATCTACAGCATTGCTGAGAACAGGAGATGCAAACGTGAACCAGTGCTTGCTTGCGGCATCATAGATACGTTGAGCAAACTCATAATCCCCAAAACAATAGCACGTTGCTGCTCGTGCAAAAGATTGTTGGGGGGAATCTTCATTGTCCTTCTTGTAAAACCCCTTGGCTGTAAGCATTGCCAATCCCTTCTCAGGCAACAACTTGTCACGACTATAATCAATAATGATTCCGTTCCGTTCCTCAATCTTCTCAGTCATTCCTCATCACCACTTTTCTTATTGCTTTCATTCTTCTTGAACACACGTTCACCAATACCTTGCCGACTCATCTTAATCAAGTCCTGTGCAATATCTGGCTTACTGGCATAAAGGGCTTCAATACTGGCATGTCCTGAACGAATATACGCTTTATCAGTACGTTCCCGCCCCATATAGTATTCACAAGTTACCACTTGGTTCTGCATGTTGCGATGAGTAACCACTTCACAATCTACGGGGAATTGTGTGTCTACACCAAGTTGAAACAGCAATTCCTTAATCTTTTCCTCTGTTCCATCAAAACCGGGACACCGGATTAAGTCAGACATGCTGATGTTTTTATAGCTTACAAGTTGTGTCATACACTTTCTTCCTCATCTGTAATTTCCAATCCATTCTCATCAACGTCCTGTGAATAATCATAACTGTTGCAAACGTTATTTGCAATCAATGCACGATGTTGAATCCAACCTTTGAAGTTGTTTGACCAGAATTTGTTGTCTTTATCTACGTGCGTGTACCCTTTAGGTGTGTCAGTCATATCGCAACCAGAATAATTGTATTCCCACTCCGCATCCTTCATAGGTGTTGCCTGATGCTCTGTTGGGCTGGCGTGTACAGGTTGACTTGCAACAAGGCGTTCCCACACAGATTCAGCCTTTTCCAAACTATCATTATTTTTACGGTACGACACTTGGGCGCAACAAGAGGCACTAATTTTCAAGGCATCCTCTACAAATTGTGCCTGACTGTCAGTATCACTCAAGGGGTGACTTTTCTTCCAATAACCATTTCCATAATAAGGGAGATGCCAGTCACCCGGATTCAACTCTTGCGGCTTACTTCGCTTATAAGCCACCAGCATACAACGTGCCAACTCAGCAAGCTCTGGTTGAGCATCTTCATGGAAACGAAGCCAGAAGAAATTATCAAAGGATGTTGCTGTCACCACCACTTTAATCATCTGGAATGGTTCAACAAGGCGATTGACAATCTGCTTGTGATAACCTGCATTATTAAACTCTTCCGCATTTCGCACAGAACCACCAGCGGCCATTATCCAAGCATCTTCTCTCGGATACATAAAGTGATCGACAATAAGGTATTTCCATACGCCATTGTCACACTCTTCCTTAGCCTGCATTCCCGCTTGATTTTTTCCCCAATGAATAGGCATTGCTGGAGAATTGCGAACCAGTTCAAGCATATTCTTTACGGGAATGGCTCGACTACTCGCAGCATTACGGCTGAACATTCGATGCGTCATCAATTCGCTATGGACATACCGATGATATTCAAGTTCAAACGTTGTAATACGATCCCCAGAAACAGATGATACACTGTCAGCAACAATCTTTGCTGTAATTCCACCCTTACCTTTTACTTTAATCATTGTCCTTTCTTCCCGTAAACCCGTTCTGTCCACTCAGTATAGTGTTTGTCACAAAAAACAGCAATCCAACCACTCTTCCTCACTTCCCCTTCTTCACCGCATTTCATACACGTTCGTTGACAAACCCAATCAGCAATATCAATCAGACATTCAATCTGTTCGCATTTGTCGTGGAACGTGCTTTCTTCCAAATCATTCCATTCTTCGGGCCAGTCCCAATAGACACGCAACCCACCAAACTTCTCTTTCATCTGCCGGATGTCCGCCCCTTCGGCCAACAGGACAGCTTCCACTTTTCTTACCGTAGATTGCCAGCCGTCAGGACAGTCCTTATACGCTTTACATTGTTGCCAGATGTGTTCAGGGATGTCTAGCAGAATGTCGTTGTCATTCGTCGTTGTCTGACTGTTCATACTTCTGTTTCCGTTTGTCACGCTGCTCTTTCACAGCACGTTTACGTTGTTTGGCTTGTTGCTTTGCTTCTTTCTCATTCAGCATTTCGCTATCACAATCAGAGGCACGATATGTTTTACCCACCTATTGAAACTCCATCACTGAATCTCTGCCAGTACATCATAGTAGTCAATCACTTCCATAATAGCCGTTTCCACATCTTCAGCCACTTCTTCCATGCTCCAATCACTGTGTTCAGGTACAGTGATCTTCACAATAATTCGCTTTGTCTCGGGCATTTTCTTCTTCCTCTGCAATAGTTATTTCACTCAACCAATCATAGTACACTCTGCCATTCAGGGCAATACCAACCTCTGTTCTTCCATCTTCATGTGGGATGATGGATTCAACAACACAATTATTTCCCATCCAGATGATAGGTTGTCCGATTTCAATGTTCATTCGTTTGTTTTTCTAGATTATACAAAACCATCGAAAACTGGTCTAACACTTCACGCATTTCTACAATACTCTGCTTCATACATGAAGCAGATTCCTTAAACCAGACATCTTCCACAATCTTTGCTGTTGAGCAAAGTTGACAAGCTGCTGCGTACAGATGTCCAACAAGTTCACTATCAATTTCGGTTTTCTGTTGTGTCATTTCCGCAATTCCTCAACATTCAGTTCCACTTTAGGAAATCCTTCCCACTTACGAATCTTCCCGTTCTGGTCTTTCAGGCAGTAGTAGGTGATTCCTTTTTGTTCTGTGCTGATAATATCAAATCCCAGCCAACTTCCATCTGACTTCATTGCCCGGTTATTTGCGAGAATTACATCTTTTGTGTATTTCAGACGATTATTCTCCATCACCATCTCTGCTGCCCTCATCAAATCATAACGCTTTCCAAGCAACGAAAGCAATCGCAATGCTGTGACACACGTATCGACTGCACCGTCCAGTAGCTCTTGCTCATTCTGGTCTTCACAGGCTTTCAGCAATTCTTTAGCCTCTTCCACAATCACTTTAGCTTGTGGCAAGACAACGGAACACGTTTCAGCAAGAGACATTTTAGGTGTACAATCAACATTCCCGCAGCGTTCGTTGAACTTACGAATGTCTTTCTCAAACTTCTTGAGAGAGTAGTTGTGGTCTGTAAACTCAACCCACTTGTTCCTCAACGCCAGCTGCAAGTCCCTGTCATCCCCGTCATTATCAATATATGAATCCCCGAACACTTTCATTTTATCACCCTTGTCATATCCACAGTCTTCAACAAGTGCTACAACCCATTCAGATTTCTTCATTTTACGTCTCTCTCACTTCCTCAGTTTTAATCAAGCCAGACAATAAGCATAACATTATTCAATGTTGCTTGCAACGTCTTGTTCATATGGAACACTCATTTCTTCAATCATGTGGACATCGTTGAATAGTCGTCTGTTCATCCAACTCCCACCATCCACAGCAATACTTTTACAACTACACCAAACAAAATCATGTCGATGATTGGACGTAATAACATCTCCGCAGACAAGGCATTTTACTTGGTTAAGGAAGATGTCTCCAATGTTGTGTTTACGTCTAATTGCTTCTGGTGTCCCTTGTGGGCATAAGTCACGATATGTTCGGTTATTCATTTTGCTCTCTCATCTACACTACAAACATATCGTTGATCTCCCACTTTAAAAGCCCCAAAATCCCGGCAATCAGAGGCAGCACTCCCCTTCCCCATAGCGAAACCAAGCACCACCATGCAAAATATTACCACCGAAACAATAACACCTATAAACCAATCCATCATTCCCCCCTCCCATTTAATATCTTCTCCAACATCTCACTAACTTCCCAAAACTTCGCATGACTAATAATGTCACGTTTCTTCATCTCACGCAAGATGTAGAAGAGGCATTTGTTAAGGTCGTAAGCATCGCTTACACCGTCTTTCTTCCCCATGCGGAACAACGCCTTCTGCACATCTTTCAGGTTCCCTGACAAATCCAGAGCATCAATTACATCCAGTGCTTCCAAATCAACATCAACAAATTGTGTCCGGTCAGATGTTAATGGCAAGTTGACAGAAAGGCGATATTGGTTTGGCGTACTGCCTCCGGTTTTAATAGTGGACATTTTATCTTCGGCTTTATCCTCAAGTGGCGCAATAGAATGAATAGTAACATATAAACCGTTCCTATTACTCAATTCTCCATTTAGTGAGTGACCATTAACCTTTGTATCAAATTCTACCCCAATGCAGGATGAATAAAAGTTTTTCACAACTCCAGTAGCACCTTGGTTTGCACCGTGTCCTACGTAATCATCTGTCAACAGAACCACCCTGTCCCCAATCTTAAACTCACTCATCACCTTCTTCCCCTTCTTTCTTATCTACAACACGTTTGTACTTACCCAACTTATCACGCTTGTTCAAGATATTCAACAAACGATTAATCTCTTCCATCTCGCCAGTGTAATACACACTCCCACCAACACGTTCTCGTGTTTCAATATCAAACACCCACTCATCTTCCATGTGGTCAAGATAGATTTCACCAATCGTACAACACCCGTTGCTGCTACACACTTCGTAGCGTTCGTTCAGGTAAATCCACTCCCCTGTCTTTGGTTCAAGTTTCTTCATTGTTCACTTCCTCAAGGTTTTATATGCAATGATTTTACGCTTACCAGACAACTTGCAAGCAAGAAATCGCATGTATTCAATGTCGTGCTTATCTCTACAATCCATTCCAATTTGTTCACAGCAAGAGACAAGCGCATTGGCTCGGTGTAGCAACAGAGTGGCCAAAAACTCACGCTCTGCTTTTGTCAGATTCATTTCCTCATTCCCTCAAACAAAATATTGTGCGTCAGGGTGCTTTTGGTTGCGCCACAGATTAGCCTGCTCTTCATGCCACTGTGCCACAAGTTCACAAGCCTCGTCAAGCGTTACGCCACCTGTACATCCATCATTTCTACGACAGCAATGCGGATCAATTGTCACTCCCGCAATTCCGTAGATTACATCAAAACCAGTCATTTTGCACATGGCAATGCCCCGGAAAAATAATGCTTCACTTTAAGCTGCTTTCCAGTCTCTTTCTCAAAAAGCCAAATAAGGGCTTCAGGGACGGAATTGAAACGTTGCTCCACCGTACTGTCACATAGCTTAGCAACGATAGTGTCTCTCTCATAAGCACTAGCATTGACAATATCATACTGGATGTGATGATACAATGTGAAGTGTACAGTGCTGTCAGGTGTGTTTGATTCAGGGGGCATCTTCTTCAACTTCCATTTCAAGTTCACCACAGTCATGTTTGGTCACAACGATGTCAGTCTCACAAAGAGTAGCCACCACCCCTGTGCTAAACATGTGCCACTCTTTAACCAAGCGGTTATGACTTTTAGTAAACACTTTAGCATCTTTCAATTCAGGGTTGAACGGAATGCGTTTGGTTGTGACAGGGATTTCAAGCGCAAGATATTCAGTATCCGTCGCGTGTGTACAGCTTCCAAGTGTTGTCAAACACACATAGCGATAACGATGGTCAGCTTCAGGGAAATATGCAAGTTGTAACACTTGCTTTCCTGTTGGGACACAAATCACCTTTCCACCCTTGTCTTTCCACTTCTCCCACAATTCATGTGTAAATGGAACACGCTTGGTCTTTTGCTGTGTTTGTTGAGTTGTTTGTGGAGTCATGTCTTTTTCCTCTTTGTAAAAGTCGAAATGTGTGTAGTGGCTGAAGGACTTGTCTTCACTTGTAGTGATCTTATTGCCATCAACAGCAGTAACGAAAGAGTATTCGTAGCCCCTGTATGCGTCCCAAAGTCTAGGGTTAAAATCATAACTACTCTGCTTCAAACTCACCTTATCACCCACCTTAAATGGGTTGTGTTCAAGAACACTCATTCTCATTCTTCTCCGATTGTCCAATCTAAACTAGCACATTGCTCCAGCATGTCGCCAAGCAACCACTCTAAATCACTCTCTGCTGCTGGAATTGTTGAAGTCATTGTAACTGTATTTCCTTGCCAAAGCAACACATCTTTCTCGCCATAACACCCGCCAATGTAATAACTGTCCCTGTGATTGGCAAAGCGTCTGAAAACCATTGATTGCCAGATAGACATTTCCTGTGGCAATGACATGTTCCGCCAAGACATTCCCGGCTTGGAGAATGTTTCACGAATTGCCTTGGCAAGTGTTTCAGGGAATGTTGCTGTGAATGTGATTGTGTACATGACTGCTTCCTCTTTTAGAAAACTATACAACCTGTGCTATTACAACGCCATCCGTACCAACCGTCTTTAAAGAGGTTTTCGGTTGTACCACAACAGCAGCATTGCTTCTTTGGTTGTTCGATAATACGAGCCGTCTTCCTTAACTCATCAACAACCTCGTGCTTTCCAGCACGTTCGAGGACATTGACGGCCATCTGATATGCACCTGCGTCTAAGATAATGCAAGACATAATATTGCTCCAGTTGTTTGTCTTGATGACTCATCTTACTTCCCTTCATTCCTCGTGTCAACAACATTTTTACACAGCACAAAAAGAAAAAGCCCTGACAACCGTTAGGCTGCCAGAGCGTTATAATGTAACATTTTATTTTGGTGTGATTAACATGTTGTATCGCTTTTCCTTGTCATTCAATGTCTGTCGCTTCCGGCTTCGGTGGCCACAATCATTGCAAACCATCTCTGCGAACTTGCTGACAGGGGTGTAGGAAGCATTACCAGTTTCTTCCACATCACTACTACCACATACAGGACAACGAGAAAGATTGTCGTTGTAATAGTGACCGGCATTGGCAGCAGGATTGTAATCAAATGCCCGCAGTTTCAGATAGACACGCTCAAGTAGAACAACATCTTGCCGGTTGTAGTCCACCATTTCAGCAAGAGCATCCTTATCCCCAGTGATTACACGATGCCACAGTTCAAACCCCCCAGTATCAATCTTGCGCCCAACACCAAGATACTTTCCAAGGTCATCGAGTTTGTTCGTTGCAAATCGAAAGTTCTTCTTTGCAATTAGCAGTGTATCAATCTTCTTGACATTCTTCAGCGGAGGGAAGCCATTCTGTACAAGTCGCGCATTCAGCATTGGATAGTCGAATGAGTTTTGATTGTGTCCGATAATAACATCAGCTTGCTCAATCACCTCATACAAGGTTGCACAGATATTGGCATCGTTCCCTTGTACTGGGTCATCTGCCCAAACGTGAAACACTTCTTCCTCTCCGAGCCACTTCCATGCGGCACTGAGCATGTACCCACCTTCCTGCTCAATCTGGTTGCTACCGATGTTCTGCTTCCATCGTGACCAGAAATAACCGAGGTGGGGGGCGGACTCAATATCCCATAGAAGAACACGCATTCCCTTTGACTTCTCCCCTGTAGCGATATTGTCCATTTCTTGCTGCTTCTTCAACGTATCATAAACTGTAGCACGAGCAAGTCCAAGGATTGCACAAGCCTGCCGCTGGCTAAGACCAGATGCAACCAGTTCTTTATATTTGTCAAGCCATTCAGGCGTTGTTAGTTGCATCAACTCTTCTCCTCATCATTATCACTGTACTTATATATTTCCACCACCACCCTCCCTTGTCCAGCCAGTGCATAATAATACAATGCCAACCCTTTCGGCAAGGGGTTGGAGAAGCCAGCAACATTCAGGGCTTTCTCAGTGAAGGATTTATCATTCAACAGGATTCCATATTTGTTACGAAACATTCTGTCATCAAATGTCTGCTTGAATATCAGGCGCATTTTTGTCATCCAAAGTTAGATTGCGGAGATGGGCGCAGCAGTCCTTACAAAGATGAATCCACATGCCTGAGTTCAAATGAGAGAACCAACTCACCATTTTTTCACCTTTCTCAATCGTCTTACTACAGGAACGACACACCGCATTACGTTCAGCCACGCGATATGTTGGTTTTAGGTCACGCATTTTTGTCACGCTCCGTTTTTAAATGTTCACGATATGCGTCCCTACGCTTTTCCTTGGTGCTATATTCATCTGGATTGATTCCAATCTCAATGAATCGCTTTGATTGCTCTGCTGCTGGAAGTTTACCGAAGGCAACACATTGCTTTTCGATAATAGCATCTTCCATGCTCATCCCCATGCGTTCACTGTAGGTCTTAAGGCAATGACAGTTATCTTCACACAAGAGTTGCATATTAGACATCGGTGTAAGCAAATTGTATATAAATTCTGCCGCTTGCTCGTAACTCTTAAATGAACCTGCCGGTTCTATATGGTCAACTTGTAGTTTGTTTGCTGCAAACCATTTCTTACAGTAAGCACATTGCCCAACCTTCTTAACTTTCGGATTGGTAACTCCACACCCCTCAAATACTGGAACCATTTGCATCGCCTTGAACTTGTTCTTCACAGGGAAGAACCGCCAAATGTTCCGCATTTGCCCACGCAAGTATTTCCAGTATTCCGCCTCTGTCTTCCAAACTTCAGGCATGTCTAGCCACACCTTGTTTGGAAACTTATCTTGGTACTCCTTTTTCTTAGACACATTCTTCCCCTTCTTGCATAGCAATTTCATAAACCGTCTCCGTCGCCCACCCTTCTTTCATACTTCCTTGTACAATCATGCTGAAGTTCTTCAGATGTTCTTCTGGAATCTCTGGTGACACGATTTGTCCGTGGCGTCCTACAGTATACCAAGCCCAACCAGATGTGGAAATGCGTCTGGCCACGATTGGAGAGCCATCGTGTTTGGTGGCAATGTAGGCTTTGTATGTGTTGATTATCATTCTATTTCCACCATACGTTCTTTTCGTTCGGAAGGTAGATGTTGTCTAAATCGCTTTCATCAAAAGTATCAATTCGCTTCTGCATATCTTCAGCGTATTGTCGGTTGTATTCACTTTGCCTCAAATAATATTCCTTGTGTGCCTCAAGGCAACGTCTTATCCTACCTGCGTCTTTCTTAGCACCTTTGCGAAGATAGTAAAGCCCTCTACTGTTTGGGTGAGAGAGGTTGACACAATCTTCTTTAGAATACATTGCAAATTCGCTTTCACGGCAAGCAACCAAGTCGCTCATGTTGGCAATGAACTCCACTTCAATTTTTGAGCCAATTTCATCTACACTGAAACTTCTTCCGTTACTACTATCTCCCCAATAGGTATCATGCAGCCACAACTCCCCGTCCAAATTCTCAAACACTTCAGCAATACAGGAACAACACCAGTAGCGGTCAGGTGTGTACTTGTTTTCAACATACTCCCACCGAACGATGTCGCCAACACGGAGTTTTACAGAGTTATCAGGTGTCATAATTCAATTCCAAAGTAGGTACAGGTTTACGCGATAGCCATTCTTCAGTTGTATGGAACTTCATCCTACCATGCAGAAGATGTACAAAAGGTTCCCCATAGCGGTTCCAGTTCTTCTCGCAGCCGTGGTGACTTCTCTTCTCTTTGGCCGTACCGTGACCTGTAGCCGACTGTATTTTGTAAGTCATAATTCAACCCCAATCTTCTTCAAATACTTATCCAAACAGAAATCTTCATTCTCTGTCCGACGAAGCCACATAAACCAGTTCATCTCTTCCAGACGTTCCATTCCATCTTCAGGCCATGATGCTTTGTATGCTTCAATAATTCGTTCCCAACGTTCCTTTTCTGTTTCAGCACCGGACAGGATAGCTTCAGCACTCACCTTACCAACTCCCTTGGTAGAACGCAAGCCGTATTTCTCAATAATCTCTGGTGACAACTTACCAAGACCAGTGACGTTATCAGCAGCATCCCCTGTCAACACCATCATGCAGTGATTGTATTGCATTGCTTTCTTGCTGTTCCACCAGATTCCATCTTCCGGTTTGTTGTAATTGTAGCTCCAGCCAATGTGATTGGCAGCAATGTCCTTATCAACAAAAGCAATGACGGCTTTGTACTGGTCACGAGATTTGGCATTTCTGAGAAAGAAAGCAGAGAAGCGTGTCACGATGTCATCGGATTCTTCCCCTTGTGAAATAATACACTTCTCTTTGTACTTCACCTTCACCCAATCAGCAAGCTCTTTCAGCAACAGTGGCTTATCACCTGTTCGATTTGCTTTATAGCGAACATACTTAGCTTCTCGTTGCTTACGGAAATTATCACTCCCTTGAATACATATACGAAAATCGTCAGCATTAGTGTTCCGAATAATTTCTTCAATCCTTTGTCTGAAAGTGTGGCAGGCATAGCTGATTTCACCATGTAACGTAACAACAGGAGAGAGGGAATAATCTTCCTCGTTAAACCCTTCAGCTTCTTCTGTTTCAAGCCATTCCTTGAATTGTTTCTTATTCTCTACAAACCATCCACCATTACCTGTTGGAATGTGTGTGACAAGATATGTGGTTTTTTGCTGACACACGGCTGCTTGAAACAGCAATGTATCCGCATCAATCACCACTGTACGTTTAGACAAATCAATTGATGAGAATAATTCTGCATCAAGCAGCACACGAGACATTATTTATTCTCCAGAATTTTCGCCAAACAATTCTTCAACAGCTTCAGCAATCAAACTACCTTTCTCAGCCACTTCCTGAATCTTGTCAGCAGCTAAGCCATTCACCAATGTATTCAACCACCCCTTAGACAGTTTGAATGTTTCAGCAGCACCCGCAATATCAGAAGAATGTGTCTCTTGCTTCATCATCAAACCAAGTTTAGACGTTACAAGGTTGTCTACAACGTGCTTGAATTGGTCGCGTGTCTTTTCATTCTTCATAATGGCGTCAAGAGAGGCCCGATCTTCCGATTTGGGCCTTCCGGCATTACGTTTTTGTTCAGTCATTTTCTTCAATATCTCCTTCATAAGCAATAATGTTAGCATTTACGACACTATACATATAATCCACCCCTTCAACCCTATCTGTAACTAGCTGGATATAATCCACTTCTGGATCGTAGTCTTCTGAATCCATTTCCAAGTCAAAGGTCATTGTAAGTATAACACGTTCGTTCATTGTTTACTCTCCTCATAAGAAGCACATCCTTGTGCTTTGTCGTCATTTATCAGAACGGAGCCGATTCGTCGTCAAAATCATCGTCCGATTCTGGCTCAGACTGCTTCGGCTTTGCTGCTGGCTTCCCAGACTTCGTGGGAGCCGCAGGAGGGGCGGTAAACGTCTCTTGCCGTTCAGCATCCACTTCATCCTCGACAACCGTCCCAAACGGACTGCCAGAGCCGCCAGCGGGGATGTATTCAATCAGGTGTTCAACACAAATGCTGTTCAGCTTGGCAAATGTACCAAAACTGTTCTCAACAACATCATATGCAGCCTTGCCTGTACTTCCGTTTGCAACCAACTTGGTCTTGGTGATGTCCTGCACCTTGTTATTTCCAATCTTCAGGTACGCTTTCGGGGCATACTTGTCAGGGATAGGGTTGCCATCCTTGTAGGTAGTGCCACGAGCCAACTTGATTGTGAACTGTTCATCTTGATTCTTGAACGGCGGGTCGATGTCGAACTTTTCCGTAAACTCATCGTTATCGAATTGCTTTGCCTTTTGCTTGGGGAACTTCTTGTTCCAAGCCTTAGCGTCTTCCTTACTGACAACAACCTGAACGCTCCATTCCTTTTCTTCGGATTGGTACTTGTTCTTCGGTTGTTGAATGTTGGTGTAGAGGAAGCAAACGTTGTTAATAGTTTCCATGTTTCAGTTTTCTCTCTGTGTAAACGTCCTTAGACGTGTAGTGTAAAGCAAGTGCAAAAGCCTGTAAAACAGGCCACTTGCCGCAATGTGCTAACTGAATGTTAGCGTTATAGCAACAACACAACAAAATGTCATGCTGTTGCGTTATTCGTTATTTACTTCTGGTTAATCTCAATTCGCAAAGACTCGATACAGGCTTCAAGGCCATCAATGTACTCTTGCTTTTCCGTCTCTCCCTTGGTGTACTTAATCCATAGAACTCGCACACCAATCAGAAACAGTACAATTACAAAACCCAACGGGACACACCACAAAGGACTTGTCACCGCCCACCAACTCCATGTTGCTACAACACCAATTCCTGCCAGTTTTAGTGTCAGGAAGATAAGGAAGAGGATGGACAAAATAGGAAATCCAGTTTGTCCGGTTTGTTTGTTACGATTCATAGTTGTTTCTCCGTAGAAAGTTAGTTTAACAGTTTTTGCTTGGTTTCCACCACCATTCAGGAACCCACCCCTTATCAGTCAACGGTGTTCCAGTGGCGTCCACCCAAGTCATTCTGTCATATGTACGAATGGCCTTAATTACAAAATTGGGCATTGATGTATACTCGTTGTCCCCCCTGACAATCACTTCCTTGTTCCAAGGGGCAGTACATGCAGGTTCCCAAGACATTATGTATTCCCCCAAATTTCTTGTGCCTTTTGCAAGGCTTTGATCAGGTTGGGGATGTCTCTGATGTACAAATATGCAACATCCGGTTGCGTTCTCATCGCTGCACCTGCCACTGCACCATCACACGCAATACAGAATACGCCAGTGTAGCAATGCTTATTGGACACAATATCATCCTTAGCAAAGCGGATAGTGTCAATAATTTCATTTTCAGCGTCATCACGGATATCAAGTTCAGCCATTTTCAATTCCTCTGTTTATCATCAATTTCAAACTCATCACAATCCAGCCACCAATACACTTCTCCATCAACAAACTCAATGAAATAAGCGTATCCGTCGATGCTTGCATCATCTTCAATGATGCTAATGATTTTCCCACGTTGTCCAATCTGGAAATATTCAGGGTCAGACACAGTGGCTCGAATGTATTGGCCGGGACGATAGTCATTTCCCGGATATGTTGCACTCATTTCAATTCTCCATAGAACGATAGTGATATGGAAGCCGAAAGGCTCTCTCCAAAACATTTACGTTGTACGTTCAATATAACACGTTTCCAGCCAATGTCAATCAATTTATTTGTAAAATTAATTGTCAAACAGAGCTAGAGCCAAAAGGAATAATTGTATGTTGCTTCAACTTCTCCCCCTTAAATCCGACATTTGGATGATACACAGCATAGTAGTCACAGTCAAGATGTTCCAACCCGTCTTCATACAAGAATCCTCGGTACTCGGCATCTTTGTCATTATTGCTAAACCAACGAGGACAAACATAGTGATAGATTGGTGAATTACTCTTGTTCATCACGTATAACAGTTCAACAACATCCCTTCTAGTCCAGCCATCTGATGTATAAAAGCGAAGGCATAGAGAGGCTTCACGGATGATCATTTTGTTTCTCCAAATCAGTTGCTGTTTCGATGAAAGAATTATCACACATCCTTGTGTGAGGTGTCAAGCATTCAGTATCAACTTTTTTGCTTCAGTGACGTAGTAATCATAGTTCATCTTGCTTCTGTCAAAATCTTTCATATCGTTGCAAGTGAGGATTGTCCATTCCGTGTCAATACCGAGTCGCCTATCCTCCCCACCTTCCTCAAGTGGTGGCATGATTTTTACCAACTTTCCACCTTCCCCTTCTTTAGCAATGTAGTAGCGACAGATGTTTTGTTGCTCTTCCTCGTGAAACTCATACACCAACACCAGACTACTATTCCGTGGAACTTTGGTACGAAGCAAGAAGTCCCAATCATTATCATGTGTACGGATGTATTCTTCCACATCTTTTCCATATAACATTGCGGCTTCAGCGGCCATAGGAATTACCAATCCGCCCTGATTTTGATACCAACCCAATCCTTCGTACTGATATGCCCCTTTACGTTTCACTTTCATTGACTGCTCTCCTGTGAATAGTGATACCTTTCAAGACAATAGTATCAGACTTCTTTCTATAGAAAGAACTTAGTGCTGACTTCAGGCCCATTTCGCAAAGTTTCTTGTAATCCGCAATAATCTCATTATCGCTATTGAAATTTACAATATATTCATACAAAGTCAAATACTTTGAGAATAGTTTACCTTGTGCTGATCTATCTCTGTATAACCATGATTCCTTTAATTTTTTTGAATGGTTATCTCTTATGCCACTAGCCCATTGAGTTTTTAAATTACTACTTATTTTATGAGATGTCTCCTCGGATACTACCATGGCTCCGCCAACATCTAATCTAATGTTATACCCAAACCTTCTATCTGTTGTGTTCAGTGCAATGATCCAGTATAACTCTCGCTCTGGTTGAATATCAATATCACAATGTTCGACGATGTCAAATGCAAATGACTCCAGCCCATATTTGCTCATAGCTCTAAAAAGATGATCATTGATATGCCCGATTGATCTATTGTTAAAATCATATATGTACTGGTGGCATCTTCTATAAAACGATCTTGTTCTGCCAATATATATTTTACCATTCAAGGTGTTTTTAATGGAATATATTCCACCACTTTTTGGTAATAATTTAGGATTCACGTTTTACTCCTTATAGACGGCAATATACGAATTTACATTTTGGATATACATTGCTGAGTAGTCAACACTCTCCAGTTTTAATTTCACTATATCCTCCCATTTCTTAGCAATTGTATCACACATTTCATAGTGTTTTTTGTGTACAGCAATTGTAACACCATCTGTATTTGCCATTATCATTTTGAATTTCAACCCTTCTCGCATCCACATGTCTACAAGCAAACATAATGTAAGTTGTCCACCAACTGTAATTGTCATTGTATACTTTGGGTCATAGAACACACTATATTGGTTATTCGTTTCACCATAGACGCCATTCAATGCGAGTTTCATCATAGCATTCTCAGCCGTACCCTTTTTGTACATCTTGCGCTGATTGAAAACATCTGCATAGATGTCGCAGAACTTCTCGGTCAAGTGTTCGGGATAGACTCGGTTACTAATTGCCATGTTGGGATAGAAAGATTCTACATCGTAATCTCGAATCTTCCAATTCTCAGATTCCTTCACAATCTTGCTTTCAATACTTCCATGAATACCACCTGTACCAAAGTCAAATCTGAAACCATCCACAACAACATTCAACGTCTCAGCCACTCTCCAACAATGCCAGTAGGCTTTCTTAAACCCTCCACCATTGGCTTTAGTTTCCTTGGCCTTCAATTCCACTTCCTCAACCCAGCACAGTGGATTCTCTTTCTTTATTTGTTTTTCCTCTGCTTCAGTTGGCTTGCTTTTGAGTTTCTTTCGCTTCACAACCATCTCGGCGTACTTGGCAACATCCCCAAGTTTGTACTCAAGAATATCAGTGAATACACCTTTTGTTTCAGTGATACGTTGTTGCTTGAACCATTCAACAATTGCAATAAACTCTGGACGTTCAAAGTCGTAATACGAGAACAAACAATCTCGGATGTCAATGAACGGACGCTTGCTTTGAATCAGTGTTTTCTTACCATGTTTTACAATAGATGTAGGAATACCTTCTTCTTCAAGCCGCATGATAAAGTAATCCTTACCAATCTTGGTATCGTTGTGATTGGTGAAGTCACGATTGTACTTTGCGCTAAGTTGTTCACGGAATTGAATCTGTTCTTGTGACTTGTTGTAGAAAGCCAAAGTCATGTTGACATCGTGCATATTGTATTTTTTCAACACAGCAATCTGTTCAGGTGTAAGTGTGCTACCAACCGGATACGGAAGGTCGGAAATGTTCTGTTCACGCATGTTGAACTCAAGCATCTTCAGTGATGTTGCACGAGCCTTGTTGTCAAAATGATGAATCTTATACAAGTCAATCAACTTGAAATAGCGTTCATCTTCCTTGACAGTGTTACCAAACCCGTCCCCTTTAAAACTGTCAATCTGCTTCTGTGCAGCACGATACATCATTGTAGCTATTCCTTTCCCTGTCTTTGGGAGGATGTTGCGCTTCTGAATCAGTTCGTGTAGCACAGGATAATCAAAGTTGATGATATTGAACCCCACCATACACCCATCATTGTCATGCAACCAATCCAGCATCTTCAGGATGCGAGAAACGTCATTCTGTTGTTCACTACATTCAAAAACATTGGAATGCTTCCCATCAACACGCTTGACGGCAATGGTGAAGCAATTGGGGTAGGTTTCGATGTCAGCAACGTAATGTTTGAGGTTCACGATTATGCTCCTTCTTTAAGAAACTGTTTGTACAGTTTTCGTGGGTCAGTCCTTCCAGCCGTCAAATCAGAAATGAGTTCTTCGGCACAATCAATCAAGTGTCCTGCTTCTTGGTTGTTGAAAAAATACCACTTTGCAAGCAGCGGGAACTCATCATGATCGCTTTCAACGATGATGTAACTGTCACGAAAATCCCACCAATACTTAGGCGAAGGTCGCATAATTGTTCTCCATAAAAAGAAAAAGCCCGAACGTATTGTCGGGCTAATTAGAGAGGATGTCAAGTCACATGAGAGAAGTAGTATTCCTTATCATACAACGTATGACTCTTTAGATCGTAGTATACTTCACAAGCCTTCCCTGTCATACCAGTGTCACGAGACTTCAAAAGATGTACGTAAGTAGTGTTGCGTTCAACCTCATCTTCAGCATTCTTATCCCGTTGCAAAGAGATGTTAATCCCTGCACTTCGGAATTGACTGCCACTCCCAAGAATGCTTTCTTCAGTAAGGAACGCCCCTTGACTGCCTGCTTGTTCACCACCAGATGCTTTGCGAACATGAGCGATATTCACCAATATACAATTGTATTGCTTGACAAGACACTTCTCCCACTGCATCCATTTGTCCACTTGTTCAATTGTCATTCCAGCAAAAACGTCACTGATAACATCAATAATGATCACACGTACACCGAAGGCAACAACCAATTCTTCAATCTTTTCCTGCAACTGACTGAAATCACCTCGATCATCAAGGATATAGAATGAAGGACTTCCATCCGCACTCGTAAATAGTTCATGTGCCAGTCGCTTTGTATCGTCAGAAGTAAGCAGCTTTACCTTATCCTCCTTGTTGTCAATTAATGCAATCTTCTTACCAATATATCGGCTAAGAAGCTGTTCGCCGTAGTATCCGGCATCGGCTTCCAAACTAACAACACCCACCTTGACATCTAACTTCTTAGTCCAATGAATAACATTTTCATTGATGAGTGCAGACTTACCACATCCTGACCCGGCAAGAATGTTGACAATAAATCCGTAAGTGATACCACCAGCAAGCATTTCATTCAATCCATCAAGAAATGGTGCAAATGGAAGTTTGTCACTTTCTGCCCGCTTCAGCACTTCTTCAAAGATTTTGTCACTAGCAATAACACCTGCTGGTGTATGTTTTTCAGCATTGTAAAAATCCCGAATAAACTCCCTGCTTTTTCCATTAACCAGATATTCATTGGGGTCTTTATAACTCCAATTGGCAATCCACACCTTACCGCGAGGAAGGACATCAATTACATCTTCAGTAGCCTTACGTCCAGCCTCATCATTATCAAAACCAACAACAATACGTTCAAACTGGTTAAGAAAGTCGTACTGTTTCTGAATCTGCTTCTTGCAATTCTCTCCAATTGTTGGGGAGACGACAGCAATGGGAGCATAATCCTCCCCGCCACTCTTACTAAGTTGATATTCACGCAGCATCTGATAAGCAGAAAGCTGATCACAATTCCCCACAACTGCAATTTTCCCGTTATTCCGCACAACAATCATTCCTGTCGGAACAGACACGCAGTATACCTTACCATTAAAGTGCTCGGTTGTCTTTTTGATAGACTGGCACGAAACTTTGTTCTTTTTCCCACTTACTCGTGTACTCCACCATTCTCCGTACTGATTTTTTCGGAATCGAACAGCAGCATATCGCCCCGTCAAAGCAGCCAGAGCTTGTACAAAATCCACTTCTCGCTTATGCTTGCTGTTGAACTCAAAAGCGTCGCGTTCTTTCACAAGATTTCCATCCCAATGAATAATTTCATTGAGAATAAACTCTGCCTGCTCTTTATTGGCATCTGTCAACCAAGACACAGGTAAAAACTTATCTGACACATAATCAGGAATCTTTAGATTAAAAGTTGTATAAGTCTTGCCCTCTGCCCAAGTACTGGTATAAGAGGTATACGGAATTTCAAGCCGTTCAAGAATCCCCTTAAGTCGAGTAATTTTTCGCTCTTTTACAAATGCAAAATGAGCTTGCTTATTAGTCCTAACCCGGTGGTCAAGTTTACTATCGGCACAAATTGCAATAACCAGTGCAATTTCATCATTAGTAAGGTTTATCCCGTTCCCAGAATAGTTGCTCGCAACGGGAAGGCTCCAGCCGACTGAAAAGTGTTGAGATGCTGGTTGTACAATAACTTTATTGGTCTGTGTAATATAGACCAAATTATGGTTATCTGTACAAACAACATCATACCGAGACGACTTTGTGTGGATGATGTTACCACTATAGTTTTTCTCAGTATAAGCATAAGGTACAACAAAGTCCCCGCTACCATCAAAACTGTGCTGGTAGACTTTCACACCTTTTTCAAGGTTGTCAAATCGTACAAAACCATCCTCTGTAAGAACCTCCACATGCCCCGGAAAACACTCACCACCAGCAATCAACACATATTTCCCGCCAGTCTTGAATTTGAACTGACCAAACAGGTCACATACTTTCCCTGTCTCACCAACGGACAAGAATGACTTAGGATGCTTACGAATCTTGTAACCACTCAACTCTCCCTTGATAGTCACAGGATAGTATTGCTTTGCCACAGCACCAGTGGATTCATCATATTCGTAACGAACACCGAACGGGCCAGTGATTTTATCATCCAACCCACGATACCCTTTCCCTTTAGTGGACGTGCTGTCCTTAATCTTCTGTTTTGATTCTTCACTAAAATCTTTAATGTTTTCTACACTCATACTCTCTTCATTCCAATCTTCTGTTCCAAATACATGATAACCACAAGCAAAGCAATGCTTCCCGCCATCGGAATAAACAGCCATGTTGTCATGGCTTCGGTCATTCCCGTTAGCTGCACATTGCGGACATTGTTCGTGACGCAGCACATCTGCCATTATTCATCCTCAAGAAATCCAGAATTACTTAACATCTTGTCACACAACCTTTCACATTCATCTTGAGCAAAGTCCAGCATTTCTTTCGTGATCTTCTGATCTTCTCGGAAATAGATGAAAAGCTCAGACTTGATGCGACCCACTACCATTGCTGTAAACTTGTGCCATTCAAACTTCTCACCACGAAACCGTGGATTGCACATCATTGAGAAATCAGATGTCACCATGGCATGAGCAACAAGACTAATTTTCATCTGCATCTTTTGTGAAAGCATTTTATTCCTCTCACCCAAACACACGCCACTGTTGAAATACAGCATTCTTCACCAATTCTACATCAATTGGCTTGTCGCTGACAACAGAACAATTGCTTGTAAACACACTTCCATCACTAGATAATTGTCCTGAAGCGATGATGTTGTTCTTCGTAATCCACCCCATCATCCAGCTTCGTGTTTCAAGCCGTGCATACCATTTCCCATTAGACTTGGACAGAGACAGCATTTTGATATGTTTCATATCATTTTCCTCATTCAACCCGAATACCTGTAATTTCAAAGAATACATCTGCATCGAAGTTGGGTAGTTGTTTCACTAATTCACGATCTTCTTGAGAAGCATTCCTATAACTTTCTTGCCATGCTTCTTTGTAATCCACTACCTTCAAGTACCCACCAACAGCTTCCCATCCCTCGTTTTGTTCTTTTTCTTCCTTTGACATTTCGTATTCAGGAACAAAAAGAGTAATATTGAAGTGAAAGAAATCAGGGATATGCGCCTTTTCCCAAACCTTCACATCTACGTCCTTATTGAATATACGAATCGTAGTAGGGGTTGTAGAGTTTAGGTAACCAGAGTTCCAGTTACCAGAGTTCCAGTTACCAGAGTTCCAGTTACCAGAGTTTCGATCACCAGAGTTTTGGTAACCAGAGTTACCTTTTCCGACATTAACCAACGTCAATAGTTTTTCCCAAGAAACCTCTTCAACCACATTTATTACATTAGTACAAGACTTGTCGGCATCAACCACCACATCCCCAATCGCCTCAACAATAGCGACTTTATTTGACGGATCAAAACTGTAGTAATTAAAGCAATCTACCGCAATTTCGCAGAAATGAAATCCTTGTTCACAAGGAACAGGTCGTTGTCCGTCAGGCAAGCTGTATGTCTGTCCCACTTCAAACCGGAATCCCCGGCAAGTCCAGTCACTATTAAAAACTTTGTATCCGCGACTTACAGAAGAAGATATGTTGCTCATTTCAGTTTACCTTTGGTTGTTTGTGTTGATGTGGACATCATATTTCAACAAGATAGGTCTGTCAACAACAATGTGAAAATACATTGTAAAATAAACTGACACATTCAAGATGTACAAACGTACTGCCTGAAACCAATAAATGTGATTTGATGTGCTTTTTACACATCAAATCAGCAACAGAATTGATTCTTACGCTGTCTTGTCAGGGCTTAACAAGTTCAACGTAGGAGAAAGTCCCTACACATACAAGGAAAACAATAGCACTGAACAACGTGTTTGTCAACGCATCTGTGTCAAAATAAGGAATTGATTTGAACACTTGTGCTGCATAGACAAATGTCAACACAAAACTGATTCCACCAAACAACATTGCAACTACTTCGATTACTGGCATTTCATTTCTCCGTACATTGTGCTGTTAAGACATCAGCACGATTATAAACTTGCTTCAACAGGGATGCAAGAGCAACATTACAAGAATTTTTGCTAGTGTATTCTTGCTGAATACTTGTCAAACTCTCATAACGTGGCGCTTGTGTCGTGCCGATGTTAGAGTCGACGATGAAAAGCAGGACGTATGTGTTCATTCTTCATTCCAGGAATAAAACAAATCAAGATAGCGATTGTACAACTTCTCACACAAGGAATCAAGTGTATCTGCAATTTCCACCACTTCACCATTAGGAAACTGCCTGCACAACAATTCCCCCTTGAGCCAGTAGCCATCTGTTTCATTTCCCTTCTTCCACCAGACAATACAGGGAATTAACGAGGAATCTGGATTCTCGGTTGTATGCCACTTGTACAGTTTTACCAACTTGAAGTCACGAGGCTTTAAAAGGGACGCCATTTTGTTTGTCTCTAATTGCATTACTAATTATTTCAAGCTCTTCCAGACCGAACAAGATTAACGATGGGGCAACAGATGGATCAACAATGTAGAAATACCAACTGTTCCAGTCATCTTTGTCATGCTCAATATATCCTTGGACATACACATATTCTTTGCCAAGAATGCTGTGAATAAGGTCAACACGAAGCTTGTCACTTCCTTCAATTTCACTGATTCGTAATGTCATTTTTCAGCTCCCTAAGTTTCCTGCGGATGTAATAGACAGCACTTTCAATACCTTCTGCCTCACTTGACATCTGCTCTTTGACAACCCCGCCATTAAGACGGCTGTCGCGGTACAGGTCGTCTGCACTGTCTTTAAGGCTTTCTAGCCATTTGTTAATAGTGGCTTCTGGAATGTTCATATTATTTTCCACCCAGCACAGTGTCGGGACTAACAATTTCCCAATCATCAATCAAGTGACGGATGGTGTAAGTCATGTGATACTCGCCACCACGATTACTTGGAACAAGCATCAAAGACAACGACCTGCGGTCTAGGCAATAAGCCTGATGCCATCCAGCCCAACAACATGGTCTTGCCCACATCTCTTTGTTCTCTGGAAGCAGCAAGGCTTGAATAGCTTCGTGCATTTTCATGTCTTTTCTCGCCGCTTTTCTAGAGCTAGTTCATCGTAGCGCTCTAACCCGAATGCCCAACTTGCATTTTTATCGTGCAACCAATTTGCAAGGTTAGTTGGAAGAAACATCATCAGTGGATGTACAATGACATTGTGTGTAAAAGCCTTTAGCCAACTCTTCATTGGTCATTTTCCTCGAAGTGTTCAAGTGTATTGTCAGACAGTGCGGGAATATCCGGTATTGTAGATACAACCCATTCCCCTGTCAAGACATCAACATGATATGGAATGTAAAAAGGATTGGATTCGTATGGATCGTAATATTCAGATTCATAACACAGCATCAATCCACCACCGATGTTATTATCATCAAGGATATAGTGGTCGTAGCAATCGCCCACTCTCTTTCTTTTCCTTCAGCCAAGCCTCGTACTTGAACCTGTTAACAAATCTATCACCAGCAAAACAATCCACTGTTCCAGTGTCGCTTACACAAACCGTGATGTTCACTTCAACTTCAGAAACATTTGCTGGCATCACATCATCTCCCCATCTTCTTGAGCCATTGCCATATCCTCTACAGCACTAACCAGTGCATCAAAATCTTCACCACTTCCGAGCAAAGCAGCCAGACAAGCAACGGACTGATAGTCTACATCGTATTCTGCTGCAAGGGAGGTGAGATAGTCCTTTCGGGACTTATAACCGTTTTCTTGATAGATGTTCATAACAGTTACGCTCCAATATGAAAATGAATCTGTTGCATCACACTAGACAATTCAGTTTGTTCCTGAATGTTCAGTGCTTGCTCTTGGTGGAATGATAACATACCAAATGGGTTGGTACAAATAAATCCAAGAAAAATATTATTGGCATCTGCAACACTGATTGTGTTGTTTGGGCCTTGGACGTAGGACAACATCAGTTTCATGCTATTCTCCATTCTTCAAACGTTTAGATGCCTTGACAAAAACCTTGGCAGCATCTTCGACCCCAAATACTGTCTTGTTTTCAGCTTCAGATTTTAGCTGATTAGCCCAACTGGAACAAGCAACAACATTCCCCTTCACATATCCTTTCTTGCAATCAATACGATCCAGTGTAATATCCGTTTCACGCTTGATAAACCCAGCCACCCCTTTCACCGGCTGTGTCAGCTTCTGACCAGTGTAATAGCACTTCTTGGATTTCATCAAATTCTTGACGGCTTGGAATGTTAGCTTCCACTCAACACCGCGTTCACTGCAACTCTTCACCTTGAATAGGATGAACTTGGCAATATTGATGTCCATTTCATGTGGTTCCATGTCTTCATAAAACTCCCATTCAGTATCAGCCAACGCAGGTTTTGGTCGGGAGGGTGGAATAGCAGTATTCTGTGCCACAACAACAGGAGTAGGGGCTTTCTTCACTTGCTGTACAGGGATGGTTGGTTTCATTTTGGTTCCTCTCTCTCTAAAATGGCGTATCAAGTTCTTCATCATCGTCGTAGTCTGGATGACTGAAGCCTTGTTGATGTGAAGATTGTTGCACAACAGGAGGGGACTTGTCAACATGTTTGCTGCCTTTATTGCTGCTTTTCTCTTTAGGCTTGTCCAGTTCAGCTTGTGTGGCATACCTAGCGTCAGCAATCTTTTCGATACGGATGATGTAGTGAGAGCATCTTCCTGTGTAGCCGGGGAGAGTGGACAGAATCCCTTTGTCTTTGAGGGATTTTAAGTTAGCAAAAGTTGCTGACCTGCTCAGTGCGCTATCTTGCATCAGCACCTCTGTAGAAGGCCAGCATTGCCAATTGTTCTTTGGGTTGGTGTATTTTGATAGACAGATAAGAAGCATTCGCTCAGATGTGGTTGTCTGCGTCTTACCCAAGCAATCAATCAGAAGATTAGTTAATTGGAACTGTGTTCGTACTACTACGGTCATGTTTGTTTCCCCCATTGGAGACGTTACGTTGATGATAGGACTTGATAGCCTCAACAATGAATCGTTGAATACTCATCTCGCCGCGAGTTTGTTGTACAATGTCTGCAACTGGTGCAGGCAGGGTGATCAGCACTTTCATTTGCAATCTCTCTATCACTTAGTAAGGTTAGCCGTTTCCGAAACATCTTTTGTGCAACATAATCCATGCGCTTGCCGCCACAAGAGGAACTTGTCCGTTGCCAAGGGCTTTAAGTCTGTCCATCCTGAAGGCCACCCCATCAGATACTCGAAGTTCGTCGGGGAAGGTTTCCCAAACGCTGTTACGAAGTTCCGGCACCCCTTGTGCTTTTGCATACTTGGCGCGGCAAAGTTGGCCATAGTCGTCGGTGTATGCAAGTAACCAAAATCTGTCCCGTTCATGGTCTGCACCAACGTCTTTCGCTGAAAGTTTGATATATTCGCAGTTATACCCCATGTGAAACAAGTCGTCTCTTGCATATAGTATGGCTTTTTCGGATACATTTTCAGCATAGACTGCTCTAGGCTCAACCTCTCCAATAACCCTACGCATCTCGTGCCATAAATCTTTTTCAGCAATATTTCTACCTCTTGCTGCACTAGAGAATGCTTGACAGGGGAATCCTCCAGAAACCAAGTCCACAGTTCCTTTCCATCCCCTCCCGTCAAATGTACAGATGTCGTCCCATATCGGGAACGGTGGAATAATTCTGTCGTTCTGTCTTTGACACAAAATCTCGATGCAATACTCATCTCGTTCGACAGCGCATACAATAGTGTTTCCGATGATACTGCTTGCGAGTAGTCCTCCACCAGCGCCCGCGAAAAGTGCCAACTCATTCATTTTATCTCCTGATAAACTAAGCCACTAACATAGGAATCGTATCCAAGGCAATTAATATGGATACGGTGCTTCCCTTTAACCAAACCGACATCCGCACCCGCAAGTCCACTCAGGTTCTGGAATAGACCAATGACAGTGTACCTGTCTTTCATCTTGTCGTCAACTACAACTTTCTGAACTTTTGTGAGCGTCATGTTTGTATTCTCTAAGGTTTGCTGGTCTACGAGAGCATTGTCACACAACATCTGAACCTTGTCAACCCGTCCGTTTAAAAGATACACCAGTCCGTTTAAAAGACTGAACCCGTCTTTTTACAGGACTAGACCCGTCCAGTTATCGCACCCTAACAGATAATAGAACAGATTATTTAACAAAGAAAGAAAAGAAATAAAGAGATTCTTTCTTCCCTGCCTAAAACAAATTTCCTTCTCAGTGTTTATCTTCAGCAACAAACTTCAACCATAGGTTGATTTTTACAACCTAAGCTAATCAAAACTACAACTTTCGTTTTGTGCTGACAAGAAGCCGTCTTTCGCTCTGCTCAAGCCGTCTTGTGTTTGTGTATAGCTTGTTGTGTCCCTCAACAGACTTCAGTCTTTGTTGTGTTGTATAGCTTGTCTAACGACAATGCTTCAACAATAGCCACATTCGCTTCGCTCATGTGGGACAGGTTGTGTTGTGTATTTCAACAATATATTTCCATCTCTGATATTTTACCCGGATATTTTACCCGATAAAAGATTTTCAAAATCCGCAGGCAAAAGCTCTAACCAGACCTATTAACAAGTTTTACAGCTCTGATAAGACATATGTTTGTGTATGTTGCTGCTCAATTCGAGCCAGATTTGGTGTTTTGAGTAACATATTGCTTTAATCATTTCTTTCAGAAATGTTGTGTTTGTAATCATTTCCATCCCTGATTATAAGAATCTTGTTGTGTTGCAAGGAATGTAAGTGTTTTTGGTTTTAGAAAAAGATGTGTGTTTTCCTGAAATCAAGGGACTGGATGGGATTTTTGAAATAGGGAGGATTTTCAAATTAGCCGGAACTTGGAAATTTTTAGGGACTAGAGCGATTTTTGGAAAAGAGGGGAAGTTTTTCAAGATAGCCGATGGGTTGTAACAATCGAGGGTGTCGGAAGAAACTCGGATGAGATACCCACCGATTCCCTCCTAATGACATTACATAATGGCACAATCGTCACTGAGCCATTGTCTAATGTCACAATGCGGGCTAGAACGTTCTACAAGCCCGTTTAAGCCCTGTTTCCTGCCTTGCCAGTACGTTTGTACATTCTCCAGCTAAACGCGCCTAAAATCGCCTTGTAGGGGCTTTTAGCTTGTTTGCTACGCTTGCAAGGCGTTCCCGGCATTCGCAAGAATGCTTCCTTTATATGCCTTTTTCGATCATTCCGTTTACAATCTTTTACAATTACCAGTATTGCTACCGTCTGAGCATTGCTATACATTAGCTATATCGAAACAACACAACAGGAACAGGTGACACAATGAGCGCAATTTACAACACTAAAGAAGTGAAGCGTCTTATCAAGGAGGCAGTACGGCAATCTGTTAATGAGTTGTCTGATACTCCCCGCCACATGCTCGATACGTCAAACCCTAATCATCCGAATTATGACCTGCACATTTTCGGATACCATTGTGATGATTTTTTAGCAAAGCAGTACAAACCTGTTGACGCATAGATAGCAATCCGCTATCATTCAAAACATCAAGCGGCTTGTCAGTTCCGATAAGCCGCGAACATACAACAGAACGTGAGGAAGGTCAACCATGAAGCCATTTATCTTTAACCACTGGCATTGCTGGGAAAGTAACGGCAAGATTTTGCTATCAGATGAGCGTATCAAAGAATTGCGTCATTTCAGTAATACGGATGATTGTATCAATTGGCTTTTCCTTTGCTGGGATAAAGACGCGGCAAGGGCTTTAAATAAGCATGTTAAGGAGCAAAGCAAATGAGCGAACACAAGAAAAAGCAAGATTTCTCGGCTTACAAGCAATTTCCCGTCCGTTTGAATATCAACAAATGCCTTGACATTGAACGGATCAACAAGATTGCAGAAATGCAAGGCAGGGGGATTAGCTTTGTGGATTTTGTGCGGAATGCTTTAGATAAGTACGAAATGGGCGGGAGGATTTAAAATCTTGCGCTTTTAAGTCAAATAACGCTTGCCTGTATTGTCTTGATAGCATACAATGGCAGGTATTGAAACAACACAACCAGCGAGGAAATGGCCATGCCTTCCGTGATGATCAAAGAAACAGAAGTTTTCACGTTCGATGAATTGAGCGATAGCGCCAAAGAAAAGGCACGGGACTGGTGGAAAAGTCAAGGGCTTGACTATGATTGGTGGGAATGTGTATATGACCAGTACACAACCGCTTGCAAATTGTTTGGGCTTGATATTAGCCGCATCATGTTTTCCGGGTTTTGGAGTCAAGGAGACGGCGCATCGTTCACAGGGACATATTCTTACAAAAAGGGAGGGTCGCAATCCCTTAAAAAAGAGTTCCCGCAATGGAAAGAAATGCACGACATTTGCAAGCGTTTAACGCAAATGCAAAAGCCTAATTTTTACGGCGTGAATGTTGACATTTCGCAAAATGGCCGTTATTGCCACGAAATGACAATGCGCTTTAGTGTATCGGTGTACATTGAAGGGCATGGCGAACGTTACGACATTCCGCAAGGGCTTGAAGATGAATGTGCCGACATTTTCCGCGACTTGGCAAGGGACATTTATAAAAGCCTTGAGGCTGAATATGATTATCTCACGTCAGATGAACAGGTAGACGAAATGATCTTGTGCAATGAATACCAGTTTACGGAAGATGGCGCTATTTTCTGACGAAAACAAGCGAAAAACAGTTGACACATTGCTATACACACAGGCATAATTGCCACATTGAACAACACAACCAAGCTAGAGGTATATCATGCAAACCGAACAACTCACCACAGAACAGGCTAACAAAGCAATCGTCTCCCTGTTGAATGAATATGGGATTTATTACACTGTATCGCTTGTTGGCGAAACTACTCGCGACAATGATTGGAAGTGTGATGAATGGCGCGTTACGGTGCACAAAGACAAAAAAGAGGAGATTTTCCAGTATTATACTGGGGTGGGGTTGCGTTCCAAACCAAAAACCCTTGTTAATTGCGGATACACGGACAAAGGCAAGCCCGTAGCGCCGCACATTGCAAGCATTTTGCATTCACTCCTGTTAGATTCTGAGGCCGTCAATCAGTGCTTTTCTGACTGGTGTAGCGGCTTTGGGTTTGATGACGATAGTATTAAAGCCCTTGGTGTTTATAATGCCTGTTGTGACATTGGTAAGCAAATGCGCCGCCTGTTCAGCACAAAGCAGCAAGAAACGTTGCGTGAATTGCTGCAAGATTATTGAGTAAAGGATTGACAAGGGCAAAGGATTGCTATAAATTAGCAATCATTCACACAAGTAAGCGAGAAACATCATGTTTTGGAATGTCTACCTTAACGGGAAAAAGATTGACGCAGTATCTTTCGCAGATGATTGTGATAAAGACTACGTTTTACGTTCTCTTGTCAACCATGATGGATACGACAGCTGCGTTACTGTTCGCCGCGCCTATGCCTTGCCATACAAGCGGAAAACTCGCGAAGAGTGGGAAATTCAAGCAAATTATGGCTACGGTCACGGGTGGGAATGCGTCAACACTGAAACCACTTTGGAAAATGCAAGGCGTTCACTTAAGGAATATCGGGATAATGAGCCTTACCCGTTTAAGATTGTCAAAAAGCGTGTTAAGCTTTGACAATGCAATTTTACATACTTTCCGGCGCTAACAGTGCCGGGCAGTACATTTGTATACCCGATTAGCGTTATATGTTTTTCCTTTGTGTTCCTGCAATAGAAAAACACAATAGCGCGGATGTTTTGACATGGTGTAAGCATGAAACAATCACGCCGCATCGAAAGCACACAATTTGTCGTTAAAACGGCTGCCAATGGCAAGCCAGTTATTGTTGACACTTACTATAACAAGGGTAAGGTTGTTTGCGGCTTCAATTGTTTTGTGTTAGCATATCAACACTGTAACAGACTGAACCGAGACTAGAATCCAATGGACATTATTTCCGATACGCTTGTATTGTACGGTGCAACACTTGACGACAAGGGCTTTATTTGTCGTTGTGGCAGAACACTCCCCGTAAAGGTAGAGATTAAGCGCAAGAGAATCCGCTTTTGTTCTACGGCTGATAGTCTTATAATGTCCGGCCCTGTCACAGTTAAAACTGTTTCAGATTTTGTTGAAAAGTATTGGTTTTGGGAGAAGATCAAGCCCTGATATTTTACCGCCCCACGATAAGCGGTAAAGATTTTCAAATTCTATGGCAAAATGGCTTGTATTGTGTTATGATGCAAGCCATACACAAACAACGGGGACATATAATGGTTATATTGACGGCCACACAACAGTCGATTGATTTTTCAGGGCTTGGCTTTTACCTTGACAATCGAAGCAAGTTTTACGCAGACGATTATGCCGAGTTTACGGGAATTGACGTTGACGATATTGACCTTGATTCTATCAAGTCTGTAATCGACGCGGCAAATGACCTGCCAGACGGGAAGACAGTTAAAGTGGAACATTTCTAAGGGAATGCCCCAGAAAACAGGGAAGTTTTCTAGAAAATTTGGGGACTAGGGCGATTTTTGGATAGAAAGGGGGAGTTTTCAAGTTAGCCGATGGTTTGTTAAGAAAATTTTGCCGCAAGGGCTTGACGGGCGGTACATACTACCGGGGTGGGTGTTTTACTCCTAATGAGCCGGATTTTCCTGGTTTTCTTCCCTTTCCATTCCTTGCATTCCCAGGAAGCCTTGCGGCGCAATGATCTTGAGCATTTCGGGAACTAGCACCCGCCTGGGTGTCTAGCCTGGGTGTCCTTTTCATCTTCCCATCTCTCCCCCCCTGTTGTCCCCCTGCCCAATAGCGTACGCTTGTACACTGATAGGCTTGTTTTGTGTCCGGCCTGTTAACGCGAGATAGCTATATAAAGAGAGAGAGAGATAAAGCCTGTTACAATCCGATAACAATTAGCCACACAAAAGGCTAGACAAGATAGCAAAGCAAGCCTAGAATGACACTATCAAAACACGGCAAACAAGCCGACAAGGGGCAGGATATGAAAAGCTTTAAGGTTATAATCAACAATGAGTATATAACTTGGGTCGGTGCTAATTCCCCTTGTGTTGCCGGTCAAAAAGGAATTGACAATTATGTCGAATGGTACGACATTAGCACTATCCGGTCAGTAGAAGTATTTCCAGCGTGATTACTCTTTTAGCTAACATTCTGAGGAGTGTTAGCAATAAAGCGTGATTAACTAGGAGAGAGACATGCTTGTTTATCTGATTCTTGTTTGCGTAGTGTCGGCTATTGTCCCTTTTATCAATGGGCGCATCCATTGGGAGACAATGAGTAAGAATCAAGTTATTCTTGCTATGGGACGTATGATCCGCCATTATCAACAGACAGGGAATGTCCGTAGCCTGCAATCGGCTAGGGCATATGCCCATAAGCTACAAAGTATGGGTGGGAATCTCAATACGTCCACTATCACGATTCTTAACGGGGAATAATCAAAATGAACGTATTATCAGGGCTTGTATGTTGTTTCTCATTTGGCTATGGAATGGTGGACAATGAATACAATGTTGTTCTGGGAGCCGGTATTCTGGCTTATTTTGTGGTTTTTGGGAGTGTGGAATATGAAGACTGAAATATTGTACGCTCATTATTACGGGTGCAAGGGGCGCGGTGTGGTTATCATAACCCGCAATGAGCGACCTGTTGATGGGATACGCAGGGAATGCAGCGGGAAACGTGAAGCAGGTAAAATTGCTAGAGAATATGGCGCTATCCCATACAATTTCTAGATAGTGTTTATGCCCTAGTTTATAGGGCATACATTCTAGGGGCTTTAAACAAGGCTTTTATAATGTATTCAGACAAACAACGAGGGGTGACATTATCATGTCAAAATCAAAGCAAGTGTTTTATTTTGAGCATACTGACCTGTTTGGCGGGGAGTGTAATTACTGTTGGCTGAACATGTTTGCAGTCAGGGCGAATACATTAAGAGGAGCGGTTAACATCCTTTCCCGTCATATCGGCTTGTCGCATCGGTTTGATGGGATGAAATACGTTTCTCGCTCCGGCTGTACTGCGTTTTATGAGGTAGAAGGCGAGGTAATGAACCCCCGTGATTATGACGCCGTTAATTTTGACTGGGAAGAGAAGGGGGAATAACATGAAGATCATCACGAACAATCAAAAGCGCCATTTGATATATGGCTATGAACTGACGGAAAAGGATAGGGGGGATTTCGATTATATGGATGATATTGATAGCG